TAGGTTTTGCCTTACAAAACTGACATGCTTTTTTTGATGGTATACGTATAGCATCACTTGAATAAGCATTAATAATAACATCTTTTATTAATTGTAATCTTTTACCATATAATAAAGATTTTTTTTGTTCATCCCGTAATTCAAAACAACTATCAGATAAATAAGGTTGCACTATATGTAAGAATAATTTTACATGTTTATGTATTGCTTTCTTATTAAATCCAGGAATATTTTCTTCAAATAAACTTAAAAAATCAAAATCATTTAAAACTCCTAGTGCATATAACATAAGTTGATAATTCTCATATGCTTCTACTTTTACTCCCATCCCGAATTTATAATCTATAATATGTAATTCATATACATCATCATTTTCATTATAACAGAAAACAACACTATCTACTGTCCCATTCATATCCTCAAAAGGAGGGGTTAAGAAGTTAAGATTAAATTTCTTCTCATGTAAATCAATAATTGTTTTTTTGTTCCGTTTAACAGAATAAAAATATTCTTGAGCTTTCTTTACTATTTCCTGTAAATCCTCAGATAAATCTGCTTTCCATTCTTTATGTCCAGTAATTAATTTATTAACTCTATCATGCAACATTGTACCTTTTTCTGCATAAACAGAAGTAGTAACCGGTAAATCTTTCTCTGCCATTAGACTACCAGGACAAAGCATCCGTCGTTCAAAACTGGATGGACTAATTAATGTATGTTTAGACATTTATATATTTCTCTCTTTGTTTTTGAAGAAAATGGATGGAAATTTCTATATGCTTTTGATCTACTATTTTATGACTATTATGTTCGTCCCTACCAAAAGAAATTATCCAATCAACAATATGTTGAACGGATTGCTCACTTAATATTTTAAATACTCTTTCATCATCAGCGTCATAATCTTCTCCGTAACAACTCTCAAGCAATACATTTATCGCCATTTCTTTCTCCAGAAGATTTATTTCCTTATTCAAATACTTTTCTATTATTAAAGTTTCTATTTCTGATTTTTTATCTAGTAACATAATCATTACCCTATAATCTCTCGGTATCTTTAATTTCCGTAATATTTAAAGTAGGATACTTTTTTTCTACTTTACTTACGCCCATAATCATTGCCCCTATTATATGATTCTTTAACTCGGTATACTTAGCTTCATCCTCAATTAAACCTATCGGCACTTCAAATATAAGCTCATCATGAACAGTATTAACCAGATAATTTTTTAAATAATCGGGAAGAGCAATAAGTGTCTCAAGCAATACTTCTCCGCAAGAACCCTGAACTGCCGTATTAATCATCTCACAATAAGCATTATCTATATCCTCAAAATACCTCTTCCTCCCTCCTCTGGTTAAAGCATATCCTCTTGCTTTACATTCTGCTCTTTCCTTATCTGACCATTTTTTTAGGAAAGAATAAGTAGCCCAGAATTTTGTTTTAATACTCTCTGCTTCTACTAACGTTAAATCAACATTATAAGCCTCTTTGGCATTAACTATAAACCTGCTAGCTCCCATACCATAAAGGAATCCGAAGTTGGCAGCTTTGGCTTTCTGACGCTCTGATTTCTGCCAGTCTATCGGTTGCTCAAGGAATGTTTTAAGCGGCATGTTATTAAGTCTTGCTGCCATAATAGCATGTGGGTCTTTCCCGCTATTAAAAGCTTCAATAAGTACTTTCTCGTTAGACATAGCTGCAACCATTCTAAGCTCCTGTCCCGAGAAGTCTGCCCTTACAAATCTATGACCCTCTCTTGCTTTAAAAATATGACGGAATCCTGAACGTGGGAAATTCTGAACGTTAGGGTTTATCGTAGATAATCTACCTGTTTCAGTACCGCAAATAAGAACATTAATAGGAAGTCTACCATCTACAATATTCTCCTCTACTCCTTTAATGATATTATTTATTAAAGAGTTGGTTTTGCGGACTTCCTCTACTATCTTCATAACATCAGGAGTTACTTTATCCATAACCTCTTTCTTGGTTCTGATATTATTATTATAAGTAATAACATCACCAAAGCCAAGATCGGTTAATTTCTTAAGTAGTTCATCTCTTTTGTTTTCCTTCTCTATTCTTAGATTTCTTAAAGCCTCAATATCAACAGGCAAACCTTTTTTAGCATAAGCATCTATGATGAAGCTAGCCGTATACATTCTATCGTATACAGGCTTATTTACATCCCTGAACTTCTGCCATAATAGATAAGTAGCCTTAGCATCTTTAGCAGCGTATTCCAGTTGTTCCTTCGTTAATTCTTCTGCCCAGTTAGAAGTTTGCATTACTTTCTTGTTGTTATACGTAATACCTGTATAAGGACTTAAATCACCTATGCTACAGCGTCTTTTGGAAGTAGCAGCATGGTAGGCTATCATGGAACAATTTAAGTTCTTTAAATACGGCATAAACGATCTCTCAAAAGATGCGTTATGAGCAACAAAATTAATTTCTGAGAGTAAATTCTTCTCTTCCTCTGTTAATGGGGAATCAAAGACTTTATAGATGAATACCTTATCCAGATTGGGATTGTATATCTGGATTAGTGCTATTTTACTATTACTTGCTTTTAAGCCCGTTGTTTCTATATCAAGGCCGTAAACAATATCCGATATAAAATAATTTTTGAAATGCAATAATCTTGTTTTATTATCAACTACTTCATATTCAACAGTTGTTATAGGAACTTCTATTGGTTCAGGTATTTGAGACTCAACTACTTTATTCTCTTCCTGTTTATCTTCTTGTTCAGATTCAAATATTGTCTCTTTTGTTATAGTATTTTCATTTAACTTATCATCTAGTATAGGTCCTTCTAAACCTTTTATAAGAACCTTATATTGACCTTTTTTATTCTCTTTAAATCCGTATTTCTCTAAAGCCGTTTTAAATTGTTTTCTAATATTAGGTGTATTTTTAGCTGAAGCAAAAATTTCTTTTATTCTTTCAATAATTGCAATAGGTCTTCTAGCTTTACTATATTCAGGATTAACAATATCTAAATTAATATAAGACAAAACATATTCAGTGCCCTCATCTTCTTCTACAAATCTAATAGACAATGTTTTTAATAGATTTCTTTCTTCTTCTGTAAGCTCATATATAGGAGATATTTCTCTTCTCGGATATTTAATTTTATACTCAAATATTTCCTGTTTTAATTCTACTATTAACTGAGCATATATTTGCATTATATCAAATTCTTCGTATTTAATTTTAGATACTGGTAAAGTTAAAAATCTTGTATTTTCATCACTAGGATCAAATATTTTCATTCTATTAACACTACCTGCAAATGCTGTAGTTCTTCTGGTTTCTCTATGTTCTTTTATAAATTTTAAATCAATTTTATCATATGTTTTTGATATAAATTGTTTAATAACACCGCTTTTATTGCTTTTAAGAATATCATCCAATTCTCCAAGTTCTACTAAAGAAGAATCTAATAATTGTTTTAAATTCATACGATCTTTTAAATCAACTTCTGCTGATACATCATTATAATATCCCTCACCTAAATCAGGAGGTACTAAATTTTCAATAAATGTCGATTTACCTATATGTTCCTTACCTTGAAAAACTAATACCTGTCTTGCTTTTAACCCTTTTCTAGGATCATTATTAAAACAATTTATACAAATATATTGTTTTAAATATTTCTTCAAAATTATTTTTTTTATATTTTCCCACTCAGGAGGAACAACCAATAAGGAATAGAAATGTTCTAATCTATCAGTATTATCCCAATTAACACTTAACATTTTATCTCGAACAACATTTCTTATATTACTTTTACATAATAAATCTATTGCATTTCCTAGTAGTTTTTCATCTTTCCCTAGTTTATGTTTAATACACTTAAATATCATCCACTCTAACTTTGTTTCATATTTATCTGGATCTGGATCATATTCTTCTATATTTATTTTTAATTCTTTATAATAGTCTGAATAATGTATAATTATTTCTTTTTTTTTCTTTATAACATCATAATAACATTCAATATTGTAATATTTAAATAAAGCATCATAATTTTCAAAATCATTAGTAGGTTTACCTTTTTTATTTTTTATGGGTAACACCAATTTATTTTTATTTACATCAATAATATCTACATTTTCAATTTCATTGACACGCTTAATAATTGTCGCAAAAGTAAGAGGCCTGATTTTATCTTCTGTTCTAGTATTCTCATAATAATGTGTATTACATCCATCAATTATCCCCTCTTTTGTTCTTTTTTTATCTCTTAAAGCCCATTCAAGTAAGATATCATACCCTTCCTTATTTCCTTGATATTGATGATGCAAAGCAAAAACAACATCACGCCATTCAGGGTAACCAATAATTTCTGATTCATACTTATTAAGTACCTCTTTTACTCTCTCTGTTGTAACATCAGGAAGAGGTAAATGATTATAAGTAGCTTCAATATCTGATATATTGATATTATTTTGTATTAATTTTTTGTTTTCATGAGCTTTATATGTATATCCATAATCATTTAAATCAATTAACTTACCTTTATTATATTTGGCGGTAAATCTATCAAGACCATCATTTTTACCTATACAAGGTACATACATTCTCCTTGTAGCTTCATAACTAGAACTATCTATAGCCCTACTTAATGAATCACTAAATATTCGTAATACAATACTACGAGATAAAGGATCGTAAAATTCCGGTTGTATCAATCCTATAGGAAATAAAATTATACGTATTTTAGGTTTTAGAAAAGTATGACTATATGTTGTATAATAAATATATTGATAATTTTTTAAATATTTTTCAATATCTTTAACCATTACATTAAAATTATCTTCATAACTATCAAGATCATATATAAATAAAGTTCTATATTCCAGATTATCGGACTTAATACCACCCTTAAAATATCCACCAAATAATAAGGGTAAATCATTCTTAGCCTTATCTTCAGTGTTTATTGTATATGTTTTTAGTTTATCTATAATTGAATTAACATTTAAATCTAAAACCTCTGGTTTATTATTAGTTTTAGAAGAAAAGAAACATACTCTATATGTAAACATATAATTTTTTTTAAAAGATTTTATTTAATGAAGATATTTCAAATACATAATCGAATCAATAGTCATTTTATCTTTAATAAGAAAAATACTTATAAGATAAATAACGATTATAGATAATGCAAATATTATACTTTTTATTATTTCATTGTTCATTATTTTCATTCCCATCAATATTTTTAAATTCAGGGAATTTAATATCAGAATAATAATTTTTGATTATAGAAATTATTTGAGAAGTTCTACTTCGTTGATTATTAGAAGCATCCATATCAATTAACTCTACTACATCACTATCAAGAATGAAATTTATGTATTTAGTTTGTTTCATATAAATTATTTATAAACTTTTTATAGATAGTATATAGAAAGTTTATAAACAAAATAAAATATAATGTAAATAGTAAATTAACAAAAATATTATATATTAAATTTAATTAGCTATTTACTAAATTTTGTTGCAAGTACTGTATGATTATCTTTGCGAACAAAAACATAAACATAAGTACTATTTTCAGATACTTTTATAGTAAAACCACTAACTGCTATTTCATTTACAGGATTACCTTCATCTACGATATTCTTATTTGCTATTGCGATTGAAAAAGGTAATAGTAAAGCTAGACTAATTAAAAAAATTTTTAATTTTCATAATTTTTTCTTTATTTGTTTACAGGAATTTGTGCAATAATCTGATCAAGATCAGATTTAGAATCTTCGGATATTTTTAATAATTCTGCACAAGCGTTTTGAAATTCAGTTGTAACTTCACCTTGATAGTTAAATACTTGATTACCAATACGACTTACAAACTGTGAATCTATAGAAAAATCTGACAGAGCTTTCAAGCCCTCTCTATTAGGATTAATTGACATAACTACACTTGCAATGGTTAAATATTATATTAAATATTATAATTAATATAATATTTAAGTCAAGTTAGGTTTTATTAACAGAATATTTAAAGTTACATTCTGCGTTACGCTTTGCGTCTCTTCTAGATATATTCTAGCTGTTGTATTAGTACTGGATTGTAGCACAGGAACACCTATGTCATTTGCATTACTACTAGACATATTGTTTAATACAAAAACAAATATATTAGGTATATAACCTTTATCTGCGTAAGTAATATCTATAAAACTATCACCTGTACTATATCCATTTCGTTTGGTAGCTGCTAGCACCCCGCCGCTAACAGTTAAATTTACTGTTCCACTAGTTCCTCCAATATCCCCTACAGCTACATTACCAGTTCTAAATGTGTTACTTATAAGAGTATCAATATAATTTTTTGTAATATAATCTTGAGCAGAAACAGGGTCTTGTGCCGATACAATTCTTTTAGAATTTAAATTTAAATTTCCGTTTACATCTAAAGTAAAACCAGTACTACCCAAACTTGTTCCCGTGGTATTGTTCCATAAAGCAAGAGCATTAATACTAGTGCTACTACTTCCTGTTACGTTGCCTCCTGACAAAGGAGTAACCCATGAATAAGCACCATTATCAATAGTTAAAACTTGCCCATTTAATCCATAACCTAGCGTATTAAAAGCTTTTAAATTACTGGCTAAATCTATATTAATATTACCTGATTGTGTAATAGGTGTATTTGTAATAATAATACCACTATTAATAGGTGTTGATATTCCAACAGAAGTTACAGTACCGACACTTTTCCAAACAAAAGTATTTGATGCTCCGACAGATAAAACCTGATTTAAACTTCCCATACCTAAAGAAGAAAAGTTTTGCAATTGATTAGAAAGATTAATGTTAATAATACCGCTTGTACTAATAGGTGATCCCGATATTGATAATCCATTAGTAGAAGTAGAAACACTAACAGATGTTACACTACCATCACCAAAACCCCCAATTGAGGATTCTAGAAAAGATTTTGTTACTAAATCTTTATCATTAATCGGATCTAAACTATTTGATATTCTAACAAAATTTTGTAAATCAATATTTTTATTAAATTTAAAAATATCATTAGTCCCATCATATTTTAATAACGTTATAATATTTGTATCTATCTGTTTTTCTAGTAAAAAATCAGGAGTAGTGTTATACAAAGTACTATTATTTAATGCATATCCGTTGTTTTGATTGTTTAATAAAGGCAATCTCATTTGACCTATTTCTCCAACATAAATAGGTAAAATATTTTTTAATTGAAATTTTGAATTTAATTCATTGAAATTAAATCCATCGTATAAAAAATTAGACATATTTTTAACTCATTTGTTAATAATAAATTTATGCTCCCCCTAACAAAACAGTGCCTCTTCTATTAGAATAATAAAGCTTACCATCGCTATTTACATACAAATATCCTGAACTGTCAAAAATAGGAACAGCCACGTAATTACCCTCTGGGATAACAATACCTCCTTTATTACTTGAATTTAATTGTATATAAAAATCACCAGATGTATAAAATGGTTTTGAGTCAACATAATTTTTAGTTGCCGCATCTTGTAAGTCAACTGGATCATCTAAATTAGTTATTCTTTTAAAATCCAGTATCATACCTGTTCCTATAGAAACTTTATCATCTAAAACTGTTTCATTAACCGTTGATAATAAAAACATAGGTAAATTAGGTTCATTACAACGAAGAGTATTTTGACCAAACGAAAATTGCCCAAATTCTTGTCTCACTGCTGTTGAAAAATTATTAATATCTGATGAACTTAATGCTGACCAAGTAATTGTTCCTGAACCATTGTTTTTAAAAAAACCATTATTATTAGTTGTAGGTAAAAACCATAATCTATTATTAGTTAATGGTCCATTCAACCTTACCTGTAATGAATAATTACCTGAAATAAAATTCAAAGAACCAACACCATCAGCACTATTTACCTGCTGATTTAAAAATGTAGATGTACCATTGCTTGTCATATTTCCTGACGTATCAATAGTAACATTAGTGTTTAATAAAGAGTTTCCAGTAGTATTTCCCCATACGGCTATTGCCCTATTAGTTGTGGTGCTAGGAGAACCATTTGATACATTAGTTAATTGTCCTTGAGCATTCGTAGTAAAATTACTAAACCTATAACTCCCAGCAGTTACACCTGTATTTGCAATTGCTATAGTCCCAGTTGTAGTAATTGTTCCGCCACTCAATCCTGTGCCAGCTGTTATTTGACTTACTCCACCACCAATAGGAATAGAATCAACATACTCTTTTGTTGCTGGATGTTTAGCTAAAGTAGGTGTTGGAACTTCTAAAGATTTAATAAATTTAAAACTGCTATTAGTCTGATCGTAATTCAATAAATCTATTATTATACTATTCTCAACATGTTGAAGCTTAAAATTATTTTTATCATTTTTAACTAAATATCCATTATCATATCTGTTAAATAATCCTATTGCAGAACTGCTATCAATAGCAGGATAATAAGAGCTTTTTATTTTAACTATAAAATCTTTTTCATTAGAATTAAAGCCGTTGAAAATTCCGCTAATATTATTTAACGTACCATAAATTAAATTTACTGCATAAGATATATCTATATTTTGTCCTCCCCCTCCGTTATACCCTATTACCATTTTTTCATTAGTTGTACTTGTAGATTGAACAAAAGTAAGTGTTATTGGGTCTTCAACTTCTATGTCTGTCCAAGACATTTTTGTTATCGGTAAACTAATATCAACCTTTTTATTTTTTGATAATAGATTATTAACTTCACTTTCAGGTCTAACCCTACGCCAAGCTGTTTGTAATATTCTTTGATCTGGAGGTTGTACTGCTTCCGGCATTATAGGTTCTGTATCAGGAAGTTCTATCTGGTAACTATGGTCTAAATCAAAAGGAGCTTCCATTCTAACAAAATCATCAGAAAGCTCGCTTATATCTTCAAAATCAAAAGCATCCCCGCTTACATTACCTTCAGCACTAATATCACCTAAAGAATCTATATCGCCTTGAGTAGATAAATCGCCATCTATATCCATATCTCCATCAAAACTAGCATCATTCCCGTGAATATCATTTGCATCAATATTACCTGGCGTGTCTATATCACCTTTTATAGGATCAATAGATACTGGGCTAGCAGTAACAGTTCCAAGAGGTAATCCTGGAGTAGGTACAAAAACAGGTACGGGAAAAGGGGTTGTTATAGGTATTGGTATAGGTATTGGTGTAAAAACTGGATAAGGGTTACTAGGGTCATAAGGATTATCCGTTGTTATTTGACTCGGAGGAGTAGACCAATATAACTGATAGCTACCAGTTAATCCTGGTAGCCCAGGCGTAGTTAACATCTGTGTTGGAAATCCAGCAGTAGTCGGCAAACTATATAAAACATCAGATAGCATTAATGAAGGCGCATTAAAACCTGTGTTTTTTCCTGTTAAATTAGTTACATGTAAACTATTTGCATAAACCTCACCGTCATCATCAATTTTTACTTTACTATCCTTAATTACTTGTCCTGTTGACCCATCAAATCTTGCTATATTATTATCTGTAGAAGATATTGGACCGCTGACTCTCTGTAAAATTTCTATTACTCCGTCTTTATTACCTAATACTCCATTATCTAAATCACTTAACGCTTGTGCATTGGGTAATCTTATATCGGGAGTTTGAATGATAAATTTAGCATCTGATATATCTGGATTTTTATTTTTTTGTAAAGCGTCTATATCATATCTCATATCCATCATATTAAGGCGGATATCAATTAATATAGGGCTTTGTTCTACTTTTAATTTATTATTGCCAATAGTAGTATAATCTTCTTGTAACTCGGGCAATTGAAACCAAGTCGCTATCCTACCAGTTACAGGCGATATAAAATTATATAGACGATCATATTTCACTTTGTGGTCCTCATGTTAATAAATGCCCCATGAAAGTGGTAATATTATCTATATCATTGTTATAAGTCGTAGTGGCTAAATCAGATAAATATTCAAAGAAATCGCTATCCGTATTATCTAGTTCTGTATCACGAGATAAATCAAGATCAGGTTGGAATCTATAATGGAACAAATTACTTGGAACGGATGGATCATTAATTAAAGATAAAGCTTTTGCTACTGATTCTTGACCCCCTACCATTTCTTGATCAAATAATGCTACTAAATCTTTAATTGTCTGTTCAAAAGGTAATAAAGAATAAGATTGTAATAGTTTTTGGTTCTGAGTTGAAACTTCATCAAAACCAAAATCTCCAAGTCCTGTACCAAGAGATAAAATACAAAATCTTTTTGCAAGAGGTTTAATTCTTCTACCCATGCTCAAAGCTAATTGAGCAGGATTGTTCTGATAAACTCCTCCATCGATATAATTCTGAGTATTAATAAGTTGTGGAGGTAAATAAATAGGAGCAGCACTTGTAGCTAAAGCAATATCAACAATGGGTAAATTTTGACCAAAATAATTAAAATCATTTAAATTAGAAAATATAATAGGTGATTTTGTAGTATTATTAATTGAAGTAATTAACACATTTGTTTTTAAATTCTGTAATGTATCTGTACTAAAATTATCTGTTAACACTGTTTTTAATCTAGCCGAACCATAATTACTTTCCGTAGATGTTGATCTATATAAGTAACCATTATCCGCCATAATAGCTATTTTTTGAACAATACTAGGTCTATTGGATGGAAGAGAAGCATTTATTGAACCACTAGCAACATCGGCAGCCGTTCTAATAGTAAAAACCCAAGGAGCTTCGGTAAGATAAAAAGGTTTAACTTCATCAATAGTTTTTCCGTAAGCATAGCTTAAAGCTTGTAGACCTCCTGTAGAACTACCTGCTATAACATCAAATATTTGCCATAAAGGTTTATCAAAAAAAGTTTGTAATTTTGATAAAAAAGAAACAGAAAGATAACCTCTTGCCCCTCCTCCATCTAGAGATAAAATACGTAATGTTTTAGCATCCATGATTAAAAAAATGTCTCTTTCAATATATTATAATTTACTTCACAATCAAAACTTTGTGTAGAACTATCAGAAAAACAAATTAATTTATCGCTAATTTCTGGATTAATTTGATAATATAATTTAATACCTTCTAATTCCAATTTCTTAAGTAAATCAACTGTTTGATAACCTTTAACTTCCAGATATTTTGTATAATTCATAGTTATACTGGATGTAGATATCCTTAATTTTTGAAAATTTATACGAATAGTTTCAGCTTTGTTATTGAAAATAATTATATTCTCAATAACAACAACATTAGGAATTGTGTTTAATCCTGTTTCAATAATAATTGTAGGTGTTTTATTTAATCCCGAAAAAATATTACTTTTTTCATCAATAAATGCTCCCATACATTATACTTCTTCTCCAGGTAAAAATGGACGAGGATTATAAAGAGGAACAGGATCTTTCTTAATTAAAGGTGGTCTATTCTGATCATTAGGAATATCTAGAAATTCCTTAGCCACCATTAGTCCATTCCAAACTTTCTTATTTCCCTGCCATTCATACTGTTTATAAACTTTAGCAACCATTAATCCGCTACGATCACACAAATAACGTCTTTCATCTAACATCGTATTTACTCAAATCATATGACACTGTAATATCTACATGTTCAACATCCATAGCTGTTGCTTCACTAAATTCCTGATCATACTGCATTTTAAAACTATCTGCTACTTCCGGCTTATATTTAACTGCTAAACGCCAAGCAAGACCGGCAACTAAAGCAGGATACATTTTAGCAGGAATTTCAGGAGTATTGAAAAATTTACCTGCATCATACATGGATCTTGTAAAAGAATACCTTAAAACCTGAAAAGTTTTACTAGGACTTGGATATAAATATAGTTTTGGACTTAACTTTTTATCATAGAAATAAACTGTTGGGCGAGAAATAATATTTTTATTGCTGAATGATTCGTAAGTATCTTCTGATACGGAAGTAATAGCCGTATCTATAGTATTATTGCAAAAATAAATCTCCTCTAAATCAAGTGTATATCCTCCTGTTTCCCTGATTCTATAACTTCTTGCATTAACAGGAGATTGTATATCCCACCATTTGACAACACTTGCTTGATAAGGAAAAGAAGGTGTAAAAGTTTCAACATTAAACCATGTAATAGTATCTTGTGATGCCTCTAAAACCAAACTATAAGGACGGTTGGAAACATAACTCTGAATACCGACAAAATTTATTCTATTGTTTTTACCTAAACCGTAATCATATGATATATTACCATTCTGAACATTTTGTGTACATCTTGTACCTATATCACCATCAAAAGCAAGATTAGCATCACCCCCACCTCCTCCATCATAAGTATCAGCAGTATTACTTTGAGCTACCCCGCCTAGAACTCTTGTAAATGTCCTTAAATGAGCACTTCTTATATCAATTACAGAAGATCCAATATTATAACTATTTTGCCCTTCATTTAAAGATAGATATAATTTATTTATTGTCCATAAATTAACACTTTTATTCATCCATTCAAGAAGAATGAAATCAATGCTTCTCCTTGCCGAATTAATATATACAGGAGTTAATTGATCGCCGGGTATACCTATTCTCTCAAAACCCTCGAGAATAAGTTCATCATTTTCTATATTTTGAAATTCAAAAGTTCCTGATACCTGAGCCATAATTTATATAAAGAAATAACACCCCCATTAATATAATAGAGGTGTTATATAAGATTACTTTTTCTTAAGTGAAGTTTTAGATGTACTTTTTTGATAATCTTTTTTAGGTTTATCCTTTTTATTGCCGCACATAATATCAGCAATAGGTCTACTATGAGAAGCCATAATTAACCTCCTATACCATTAAACCATAAACAGAACGCCAATCAGTAGCATCAAAACTGTATCTTTCAAAAGCTGAAAACCAGTTTGTATGTGAATGCTGATCTACCCACTCATTATTTTGAATTTTTTCACGTTCATAATGAATCAACCCTTTAATATCAGTGATAATCGCTGCAAAGTTTTCATTAGTTAAATAGTTATCAACAATGTAACCTTTAGGGAAAGTACTATTATGATAAATAGCATTAACATCGTTAACTCCAGCTAAAGCGTTATTGGTAGCGGTACCAACAGAAGCTCTGTAATGACTATTAAGCAAAATAGTCGCAGCAGTTTCATTAGCAGTACCAACAACAAGCAATTGAGGTTTAACAGAAGCTGGAATACCAGATAATTGCTTATATCCTCTAATATCCTTAACTGCTTGCTGAATACCTGCTTCACTTAAAGCAACACCAGCATAGTTGGAATTAGTAACACCGTTATCAAGCGGATGAGCAGTATTAAATAATGTAACACCATCAATAGTCATAGTGGTAGTATTACCTAAATTCAAGACGTTCATAGCCTCCTGACATCTAGTAGCACGAAGGGAATCTCCAAGTGCTCTTAATCTATCAGGGAAAACAGTTTTATAGATGTTATCCTTAATAGCTTCACGGCTAATAGGGAAACTAAGACCATAAGTAGAATGTCTAATAACCTTTTGATTACGAGTAGACATACTATCCTGAGAAATAGGTACACCTTCTTCTTTTTTCCGAGCAAATCCAAGATATCTAATTTCTTGAGCTATCTCAAAACCATGTTCGGAAGGTTTTGTAGTAAAAATTTGTTTCCAATTTTCAGGTAAACTGTCGTATTTGCCGATGAATCCATCGATCAGCGGCCGCATTAACTGAAATATAGAAGCGGAATTAATCATATTATTTTACCTCTTTATTTAATTAAGCTGGTGTAACACTTACAGATCCAGGTCTAAATACATGATTGTTAATAATTCCAAACACATTTAAGAATGGAGTATTAAAATATGTACCGACATTAAATACCTGATTAGGTTGGCCGTAGGTATCTGGAATATTTTTAGGATCATCACTAAAACCTAATACTTTAAACGGCATATTAGCATTTCTAGCATATTCATTTCTACCATTAACAACAGATGGGTTATCAGAAGAAGATGAAAGAGAAGGACAACCATAGAAAGTTGAAACACCCCAAGGGTTTCTTGGTGTATTATTCGTTCCGTAATTGGCAATAAGCGGATTATCAACATAACCGGCATTTACAGCTACTGCTCCATTCCATCTATTAATGGTATTCAATGAAACACCAGAACCTGCTGCCGTATTTCTACCTGTTAATAACATGATATTAGTACCAATTATTGCACTATTAGCAACAGTTAAATTAGCTCCTACTACACCATTCTGGGTATTAGGCCAAGTTGCATCCTGAGTCTGCATACAAGGTAATAAATAAAAACTATTGTTACCTGCACCAAACCATGTACTTAATTGAAGCTCCCAGAGAATATCTGGATCATCGTAAACTACAGCTTCTACAGAAGAAGTAACCGGAGTACCTGATACCCAGTACTCTTGTTCAACAAACATACCGCTACCATCCTTGTATTTACAACCCATGAATACACCTATAATAGGTGGATTATTTGTTATTGCTGTAGCTGTACCAGCAGCTTGTGTTGTAACCGTAGGATTATAACGTGTAATAACTGTTTCCCCTCTTTTGAAATATTGACTACTAACTGTTGATGCAATACTAGGTTGAATGATAACAGGATCACCTTTATTTAAGGTAACTCCGGCTATCTGATCGATAACATAGGATCCTCTTGAGAGAGATATGTTACTGCTACCACCTTGTAAATGCCCAATAGGTTTCAATCCAAAAGGAGAATTCTGACTATATGACATATATCTTATCCTTTATTAATTAATATTAAATTTAAAATGAAATTAAAGTGATAAAAAACACTTTTATAAAGACTTTTTTTAGAGACTAAAGCTTAACTCAAAACTTTTTTATGGAGATTAAAGATAACTCAAAACCGCAAAAGGGTGTATTAATTTTTATTATATTAATTAATGGTTTTTAAGTCAAATTAAATTCATGTTAAAGAGTATATAGCTACTGTTACACCTTCAGGAAAATCCGATAACATTTCTCCTGATGAATTAATAAGAACAATTGTTACTGAAGTTGTAGTTCTTATTATATCCTGACCTATTCTTGGAACTAGAGGTGGATTAGAATTATTATTGGAACAATTTATTGTTACACCATACTCAGTTGTTCCCATAGGTTTTATGAAATTAATCGTATACTGATTATTGGAACTATTATAAACAACGTTATCTACATTAAATTTAGCAGTAACCGATATGTTTCCGGAAGTATTATTAAATCTACACCAACTTTTAGGAATATTAGGAGCAGTAAAAGATCCAAGAATTATAACATCGTTTATATTGCTTAAATTCCTGTTTTTATCAATAAGAACCCCATTAACATTAATTTTTGAAGTAGTACCGTTTGATGTCAATAATAAATCATTATTAATGTTGGTATTAGTAATGGTATTACCATTTACCCTAACATTACCAGCAGTAATTTCAGTTAAAGTAATATTAGAATCAAGCTTAACCGTAATCAATGATCCGGCCGAACCATCATAATTTTCAACAGTTATATTATTATCACCTACAATAGAACCAGAAGACCATATATTGGTTTTATTTCTATCAAATAGAAGAACTCCAGGCTCTATATTACCGAGTGTTTTTAATTTGGCTATCAAATTATCAAGCGATAAATCAACTTCCCCTCCCGGATTACTTACCGGACTACCTGTAATATTAATGGAATTATCTGTACTTTTAACAACAAGATTACTTATCCCACTTTGACCATCTCCGGCTTTTATCACTCTCCAGCTACCATTATCAGTAGTAACATCATATACATAAACAGTTTTGAATTCACCAACAGCAATAGTATTCAGAAGAGTTGTTTTATCATACAACACAATATCAAAATCGTTAGTTCCAATATTATTGAACGTAACTGCAAATCCCGGTGTTGTTTCTGATGCTTTAGGTAGAAAAATTTTCAAATTAGGGAGCGAAGCGGTAGTATCAAATATATCAGTAACTGCCACATTACCAGGAGTTACCGAATATGGATAATCAAGCTGCGTATTAACATTTATCGTTAACTGTTTACATGTATTAACCGAAGGAAAATAGGCCATATCAATTGTTTTTCATTACATTACGAATAGGATCAACAGGATCATAACCAAAACTATCGGCCATCTCAACACTTTTCCTGGCGATATTCGATCTATCATATTTCAATTTTTCATAAACAGGTGTTGCTATTCGCATTAGAATAAGATCGCTATAACAGATAAATTTCTGTGCTATCGGATCAGGATTATATATTTCAAATATTTCCAAATTAAACTTATTTGGTAATTTGGCCTTATCTATCGGTTGCCATCCTGTTGAAATAGCAAAAGCATACGCTGAATCCTGTTTATCTCTTAATTTATATCTCTGCCATTCATAAGTAAATCCCGGTTCTGCAACAATAGCCCGTATTGCATCTAAAGGGTTTGATATATCAATCCCAACTAGACTATTATCTACCAAATCAGAAGTAAATTCATGTCCTATAGTATCGTATTTTTTTGCTTCTTCCTTATTATCAAACTGTTTTTCTTTATGTGTTTTCATATGAATTACCCCTATCTATTACTCTTTAATTTATTTTTCAAATATTCTGCCTCAGTTAAACCTAAAGTCTGCATAGCAGATCTTTCCCAAGGTTCAATGGAAATAGAATCACCGCTTTTTGTCGCCATATTACTTCTAACACCACTAGCCCCCGATTTCTTATATGAAGTTTTTGGTTTTCTTGATTCCTCCATATAAGCTAACTTCGCTTCATTCAACACTTCTACATAAGGATCAGAAAATATCTCATCTCCTCTTCCTGCTTCATATAGTTTATCATTAAACTCCTCTATGAAAGCTATCATCTTCTTTTCCAGATTAGGATTATATGATCTGGATTTTACGTTAAGCTCCGGATGTTCTTCAAGCCAGATATTAGCGGCAATAATCTGTTCTTCATTATATGGATTATCTATATCATCTTCTTCATTAATAGGTGCAGGTTTTGTGTTTTCTTTTGTAACATTATTATCAACAAACAGATGACTATTCTCTCTTTCAAAAGCAACCATACGATTAAGTATTCTATTATACGCATCATCCGCCAAATCCAGATATTTAGTATCACCGGCTTTTCTTGCATCTTCCTTATGTTTTTTTATAACCTCAAGATCATTTTGCATAAGATTATAAGACATAATAAGATTATCGGTATTCAAGGAATTATATAATTCCTTTATCTGCTGGTTCTCATTAAATAATTTCTGACGTTCAGCATATATTTTCCTTACCTTACTCTTGGTATCATAATATTTATCTTTATAATAATCAGTAGATTCCTGTTCTTCTTCTGAATCATTTTCTACTTTACCTTCAGATTCATTATCAGATGATATTTCTTTTGATTCTTCAGTAACTGCTTCAGGTTCTACTATTTCCTGTAAATTTTCTTCTTGTATCTGTTCTTTCATTTTATACCTCTTTAACTTACAAATCTTGGATCTTTTACCTTAAGCATCGGAGAATTCCAGTGCATCTGAAAAACAGGTAGTTTCTTATATTCAAAACGTACTCCGCTATGTCTTGGAATGGTAAGCCAATCACCTACTTTATACCAATTATCCCACTCTTCATTCTTATCTAATTTAAAAGCTCTATTACCTATTGCTGCTATATATCCACATGATTCTTCATAAACATCAAGAGCATTATTTACAATAAGACCGGATTTTGTTTTATTTGATTTTATATATAATCTAATTAATACCTGTGTAGGATTTATTTCTACATCCTCAAATAACTTAAGTTCTTCCTCCATACTCCAGATATCAAGATCAATTCCCGCTTCATTATCAAAATCACGTATTAAATTTGTATTCATATTATTGTCCTTTGTTTACTTTAAATAAATTCAACATTTCCTCTCTAATTTCAGAAAGTACGTTCAATCTGCCGTACTCATAACGATACCCTTCCATAGATGTTATACAACCGGATATCAGTTTCTCCCTCTGTTCCAATATTTTATCGTCTATTATATTAAACAAACGATCTACATAATATTTATCCATTTATTTTAATACCTACTTGATATCTTCTGTATTTCTGTTTCATATTTTAATTTAGCTTCTTCCTCTGCCTGTTTTGTTTTCATTTTCTCTATTTCGAAATTCATTTGAGTTTTAAATGTTTCCGCTTCAATCTTATCATCAGCAATTTGTTTCTTAATAATATTTTCCTCACGTTTCTGCTCAATATCAGCAGCAAGTAGAGCATTAGGATCAAGTGATTGTTCTCCTTCACCCTGATCTACCTTATTTAATCCAAGAGCTTCAATAGCCGCAGCAGCTCTTGATGCCAGTTCATACTGCAACTCCTGATCATCCTCAGGTACTTGAGATAAATCAATACCCATCTCATTCTGCATCTGAAGCATGAATTTTAATGCCATATGTTCCTGAATATGTGCCGCCGACTGTTCATTTTGTACAGCTGAATGAACAACAATATGAGCATCATGATTCTGCTGGATACCTGCTTTTACCGGTTTACCTTGCATCAGATTCATATTCTCGGTTATTGGATCTGCTGGTTCTATTTCCTGTTCTTTAGTTACAAGACGTTCTATTTCCTCATTACTTAAACCTTGAGCAGCAAATACCATCTTAAGTGCTTCAAAAGCATCTACTTTCTCCGGCATTTGCATAGCAGTCTGGAATACAGCTTCCGCCTTCATTATACGTTGCACGGTAGAATTAACGGAAGGATCGGATACCGGAACTATCTGAACATCAGCAACAAAATCATCGGCCGTTATTATTCTTTTTTCTCCTTTAATAAAGAATTCTTCTTTTACCAGAACTTCCGCAAACATCTCATCCAGTAATTTAAGTTCTTCGGATAATGAATTATGTAGTGATTTTAAAACAGCTGCCTGTATTCTATTTTTCTCTTCCAGAAAGGCAACGGCCGTTCCTGTTGGTATATCTTCTTTTGAGTCCATCATACCAAGCTCTGACGCTGATAATCTATCCTGCATCTGTGATATCATATCACCTCTTAAATCAAGCAATGCCTGAGATGGACCTCCAAAAGGAAGAATAGCAAAATCAGATCTTATATCACCACCGGCAGAAGAAGGTAACTGCTTGAATGTACCGGGAGATAATCTAATGTCGGTATTATCCATTTTAGTGCCTTTATAGAAACCTGAAGGAAGATTCTGATATGTAGCTGAGTCAATAGTCAATCTTAACATTTTAGTGGCAGCTACGGCGTTATTAGCTGACATTCTTGCTATACCCTGACCCCATATATCAAATCCGGTATAATATTGATAACCGATAAAGAATCTTCTTCGTTTCTGTTTTTTATCTGATTGATGCCAGTTACGTTCTATTCTAAGTATTTTACGACTTTCCTTATCTATAAAAACAATATAAGGAAGAATATTACGATTTTTTTTATCTTTTGTTTTCGATTGTCTCTTTTCGTTGTAATAATCAAGGTCAAGATCAATATGGGACTCATAGACATCATGCAAAGATCTTTCCTTGTACACATTAATATCAACAAGTCCTCCTGAATTATCTGTAGTTGTATTATTTATATCTGATGTCCAGTCTATTTTAGTGTAAGGTAATTCAACATCCCTAAATACTCCTGACTTCTGACGGGATAGTATATCTCTTGTAGATAATTTAAGTATATGAGTAAGACGGTTTGAGTCCATAATTGTGCTACAATCAATATTAACCAGGAAATTATCTGGTAATATGAATCTGCTTATCGGCATACCAAGCAACTCATCATAACAGACCTTACGTATAACAGTCCCGTAGAATCCAAGATAATATAGGAATTTTTCATAATCCTTATAATATTCTTCATCTCTTACAGTTAGATAGTAATTAAGCCAGCTACTTCTATTGGTTGCTATATCCTCCATGGATCTTGAATCCTGTCCGAACACCTTAAATCCAGCAGGGCCGCTCTCAGGCAATAACTCAGCTCTAGCAATAGCGGTAAAACGAACAAGAGCAGTACCGAGAGTCCCGTCAACAACAAGTGAATTCTCATTTTCTTTTGAAATATCATCACATTTATCACCCGTAAAAGTCATTAAATCTTTATGTAACTTCAACCATGGATCTCTTGCTTTTACATCATCTTCAAGAGCTGCTAGAATATAGGCGGATAACTTATTTAACGATTCTTCTGACATTTTACGTGATAAATCAGAATGAAAATCGTCTTTTTCCTTATCCATAAAATCATACACGGTAGACCCATCCGGTAATTGCTCCGACATCTCAAGCCTGCCGTATTCTCCTACATCAATAACATCATTATTCTTCATATTCCGGATAACTCTTATTTATTTGTAATCAATTCCGATTTTAACATAATCCAACAATTTAATATATAATATTGCTTCTAATTGATTCATCATCTGGTTCAACATAATCTCCAGGATTCATCAATCTGCCAAGATTCCTTAAAACTATTAACGCTTGTGTCATTGTATCTACATAATCAAGAGATCTTGGATTAGGGAAATATGATACTTCATTAATAAAATTCTTGGCGAAAGGTGCAGGTTCGTAGATATCAACAGATTTATCGATATCCAGCGGCATCCAAACCATTCCCCCTTCTATTAAAGGTGTTATAAGTCTTACTCTTTGAAGTTTATCTCCATGTTTATTAGGTACAAAAGGCTCTGCAAACACTCCTCCCCTATTTAAATCAGCTATTAACGGATCTCCTGAAGCTTTCGCTTCTATTATTATTCTATCAGGAGCATTAAACGGGTTATATTCAAGAGTTTCATATCCAGTATCCATATAATTCACCGATAACCTCTTAACTCTTTCCCTCAGCTCAGGATATTCAAGTCTATCACGCCAGCAGGAAATCAAAATAACGTTGGTATTATCATATTTATCCCTAAAAATCCCCCATGTAGTACAAGCTGAATAAGCTGAACTTTCCTTAGCTGTAAGTGCCGTATCCCAGCTTTGCAATACATATTCAAATCTAGGTAACTGAGAGTGTTTATAAACCCTGAACCAGTGTTTCTTTATAATACCACCTTCAAGAGGTGCAGGTCTTTGCTGATACAGTGCCGCATAATCATACGATCCAAGCTCTTTTTTTAATTTTTCTACTTCCGATTGATCCATTCTCTCGGTAAGCAGCTCGCCTTCTTCCGTTCTTATGTCCTTCCAGATACCCATATATTTACTCGTTAATGTATCATCAACAAAATCAGGCAAATAAACAGTTGGAACTACATATTCCTTCTCAAATTCAAGAGGAAGTATCAATTTTACCCATTCGTTCTTTATATCATTCTGTATTACATAACCAGATACATCAAGTTCATTACCTCTTTGCTGTACAAGTATTCTACATGTGCGTGATTCCTCATTAAGTATTACCCTGTTATACCATTTAAGAGACCACCATTTGTTGGTAGATTCCTGAATCACTTCCGACTCTCCTCCTACTGCATTAGGATCATCGCAATTATGGACAAGGATATTATTAGCGAAATAATTGTTATTCCCTTCTATCTCTAAATTATAGACATATTCAGGTACAATATTCTGTTTACTTACAAATTTAACAATAACCTCATGTAAATGATTGTTAATATTATATAAACATCTATCATATTCTTTTATATCTTTTATATGCTTATAACCAAAACCAGCAACATATACAGGATGTTCTTCAGTAGCTTCAATTTCAATACCATTTTGAAAAGCACAAACATATAATTTTAATTTATATGTTGTTTTACCTTCATGTTTATAATATTTAATAATTTTTTTATATTCTGTAGTATTTAATTTATGATTATAAGTTAATATTTTAATATCAAGTTTATTATCTACTATATAACCTATATTAAATTCCCCATAAATAGTGGATACTTTTGTCTCATATGGTATACAAATTAATATACTACCACCTTTTCCGATTACCGAAGATGTAACGGATGTTGAATATCGATAACCTTTCTTATCATTAACAAAATACCCTTTAGCGTTCTGATCTGATCTAAGCTTAAATCTATCACCCCATCTGGATTTAAACCAATCAGACATTAAAAGCAGTCTACTCTTGTCTGCGATATCTAGCGATAATCCGTTTGTTATAGAAGAACATAGAAATTTCTCGTTAGGGTTATGGATCCAAACCCATGCAGGAAACGCAACAGATATCAAACTAGTTTTTCCGAGACGAGGTGGAACGTTTATAAGTAGATTGGTGATTCTTCTATAATAAACATTCTCCAGATGTTCCGCTATAACCCGCAAAAACCATTCATCCGAAAAATAACCTGATCCGTCTATAATAGGTAAAGCCTGTTTATAGAACTCATACAAAGAGCTTTCAGCAAGAATTTTCAATCTTTCTTCATCGTCCTGCGGTAATAAAAGATCTGTGTATTTAATCATTGTTAATTTTTAATAACATTAATAATTATTAAACTTTTCTCTATTGTCTGTAGTTTCTCAAATATCTCATTTATTACTGACGCAGGAAGTAACTCAGTTGAATTATATGTGCGAGTATCCTTAGTCATACGAGTGAAGTTATACTTGAATACATTTACTTCTGAAAGCAACGTGTGTATATCGGGTTTTGTCTTACGTATTACATCTGTGTATCTATCCTTTATATTAGTTTTATCTGATACAAGAAAATTATTATCTGTCTCTGATATTCTTATATGATCATCCAGCAATTCTTTTATATCGTAAATAAACGTTAATATATCCTTGTAATCATCAATAAATTTTAGATGTTGTTCTTTATTCATTTTTACCTTTTCTATAATCTATTAGCTTCATAAGCCCAGTTGATACGCTCCATCTCTTCATCGTATCCGTTCTTTTCCTTTATATATGCAAGTACTTCATCGCTTATATTAGAGAAGTAGTGCATTAATCTAATTGCCCTAAGTCTTATATATTTCTGTTCTCTGGTCTCTATGTATTTACTAGATAATCCAATAGACTTATTCTGCTCCTGTATTAGTTCATTATATATCTCTACGGCTTTTGTCCTACCTTGTAATGTCTGTTCTCTTAGAGACTGCTTGAATTCAATATTGGCAGCAACCTTACCCTTCTCATACGCATGTAATATCGCATCATTACTATGTATCAATTCCTTGAATTCATGCACATCAAAATCAAGAGCAACTGCAATCTCTTCAATGGATAGATTGTTTGATGCCATTTGTGTTATATGCTTCAGGAATTCCTTTATTTCCTCTTTATTCATTGCTTCCTTATTAAGTAATATACCAATTATCCTAATATGTTCAGTATCCATTAATCTTTAATTAACAGTTCTTTTATATCTTTTAATTTTCCTTTGAATTTATCAACATTATTTAATCTGTTATCATTAACACTTTTTAACTCAAGTTCTGTTTCAAAAGATGGTATCTTGAAAGTGTCTGTTATTATCTTGGATATTCTTATATCTCTTCCCGTTAATACATGTTCGGAATTATTCTTGATATTACGTTCAATATTCTTTTTAGTGGATGCAATAAGTAAGACTACAACTTCAAGCCAATTTTGAGCTGCTACACTCTTTTTATCCTTATAATCAAGCTTTCTAAAATTACTTATAAGCTCCCGTGCTTCCTTACGGGTTATAAAGTCTTCTGGTTCCTGTTCTCCTACAGTAAGGGCAACAGATTCATCTACAATACACTCTCTCTTATGTCTTAATATATGATAATGACTAAGTAGACTTATATCTTCAATCAGTATACTAAATTCAAATTTAAGTTGTTCTTTTTGATAATCATTAAAACCTAGTTTATATTCATTTTGAATAAAACTATTAAATTTATCAATCTGGGAAATATCCCAATCATATTTATTAAATAATCTACATATATCACAATTAATACTAATCATTTAATATTTTATATTCCTTACATTTATCATAAAAACAATTACGCAGGACATCACTAAGACTTAAACGACCGCATCCATAACCTTTACGCATTATATCTCTTAATTTATAAAGAGATACAACCTCATTCTTTGTAAATCTTGCAGAATATACACTAGTAGTTTCAGCTTTATAATTCTTTGTTGATGTCTTATTTTCTTTCATCACCATCAAGAATAAATCTTATTCCATCTATACTATTTGATAAATCGGTTATTCTTTCGGCTAAATTCTGAACTATCATCTCAAGCTTATCAACTTTATTTATTAAACCTTTATTAATTTTACTATACAATAAATTGTTGTCAGCATTAAAATCTGTTGGTAATGGATTAACTTGCATATCTATTTAATATATTAATTTGTCTACAATACATATATAACAGTATACTAAATTAGTCAACTAATTATACATAAACGACATTATGACAAATTATAAATACAGGAAATCTTTGGATGATTATAAGAAGTATTAGAAATAAAAAAAAGAACCTTGAATGACTAAGGTTCTTTTTATTTTGATTTATATATGCTTTTTTCTTTTTAAAAAGAAAAAAAACAACAGATTAACTTTTATGATAACCACAATATAACATAAAACATACACTGTCAATCTCATAAATATAAAAAAAATATTATCTGCAAGAATAACGTTCGTTTTCTAGATAGTTTAAAAGTTATCTATTTAAAATCTATAAATTATACAATAACTCATTCCAGTAATCTAAATAAGATTGACCTTATTGTTTTACCTTTTCTTGCGGAAACTAGAAATTCAACTAATAGGATTTCCTTGTAAAAACTAGAAATTCAATTAACACGATAAATATTTTCATAAAAATTTTTTTATTTCTAAAATTTTTATCTACTGAAAATTTTCTATAAATCTGAATTTTGAAATTTATAGATATTTTTAACTTAGGTTAAGTTTATATCTTAAATATAGTTTAAACGAGTTTTAAATATGTTTTTAGAAGGATATTTATATTTAATAGGGAATCATCCATTAAATATAAATATCCTATTTAAAATTAAAATATGGAAGGTTTTTTACCTAAAAATATACTACGTATATTTTTAATTCAAAATAAAAAATGTGGTCGGTTACTATTTTGATATTTATTAGGTTTTCAATATACCGCAACACCTTTATTTATAAGGCTTGCAAGGCTAAACACAAAAAAATTCAAAATTTTTGTAACCGACCAAAAGTTATAAAACGACCTAGTAACCGACCTACCCCAACGCCTTATGCAACAAGGTGTTGAAGGGGTATGGTCGGTTACTGAGCTATTTTTCGCCTATAATATATAAATAAATATATAATATTACCTGTTCTTTTTATTACTATATTTTCTCTCTTTTTATATTTTTTTCTTCTTAAATATATAAATATTACTTACCTTACCGACCTTATATATTTGAAAAGTATATATAATAAGGGTTTATAATAGGTCGTTTAGTTGGTCGTTTACTAGGTCGTCGGTCGTTTCAAAAATAGCAAAAATTCCGGGGTCAAAAACCAATTTTTTATACCCTTGAACACCAGTTGTTCACTGGCTTTGAAGGCTTTTTCATACACCCCGCAAACCCAGTACCCACCGTTGAGAAAAAAAAACACTAAAAAAGCGTAAATTTTGAATAATTTTAGACATATAAAAAAACTAATAAGTTTTTTTATATCATATTTCTCATAATTTGTCAAATATCCTCCAATCCTTGTTGTATTAAAGGGTTTGAGGGGAAAATAATAACCTACTATTTTAATCAACTATCTATTTTATAAAAGATAAAATGTTAATATATTACTAAAACAGTTAACTATTATTAATAAAAATTCACCCAACCTTTGCATCATAGATAAAATAACACTTTTAATAGAAATTAAAACTAACTATAACAACTAAACATAACAAAAATATCACACTAATAATATTTTGTAGACAATTTAATATTTATTGTTGACATAGTAAATTTCAACTAATAAGATATAACTACGAACACAAAAACAATAACAAAAAGGTAAAATTATGAACATAAACAGATATAACAAAATTCTAACTACATCACCTTCAGGTTTGTATATTGAGCCGTTTTTCAAGTCTTACGATTTATTTCCATTGAATTTAAGTGAAAATTTATACAATGGTAATTTTGAAATAGAGATTCCGGATTTTATTATAGAAGCGGAACTGTTAGACAGATATTCAGATATATTTAGAAAATCCAAATTTAAAAGTCCGTACTGGCAAGACAGACTGACAGAGAAACAGGAGGATGCTTATCATGAAGTTAGAAATGATCTTATAGGAGGAGCTTTAATATTAAACTCTGCTTGGCAAACTTTTAATTATGATGAGGGTATAGCATATCTTTGTGGGTTATTACCTTTTAAATTAACAGGTGATAATATAGATAAAGAGTTGTTGTCTTTATGGGGTTACGGAATGAATTTTAGTTACAAACTAGAAGCATATCAACTACTTGTAGATTGTTCTTATGATGAGAAAAGTTATTTTGCAAGTCAGGGGATTGAATACTTTGAAAAACACTACGGCTCTTCTTCCCTTGTTGTATGCGAGATAAGGAAGATGTTAGAGATACAAAAGGCAGCTTAAAATTTAATTTACTTATGTAATGAATAGCAAAAACAACTAAAGAGGTAAAATATTATGTATACGCAATTTTCAAATATAACTGATTATATAGGTTGTAGATATGAATTAGAACTTAACAATAAAATCATAGGTAAATTTTATGGTCATCATGATTTTAAAAAATTAGTAACATCTTATATTAGGTCTAGGGTAAGTGAATTATTAGAAAAACAAATTTTAGAGAACGATAATAATATTATTTATAGTATAAGAGTGAGAGATACAGAATTTTTAAATAAAAAAGTAGAACTTAGAGAAAAGGGAACTCCTTACAACATACCTAGTTACGTTAATGCGGGTAAATATGTAAGAAGTATTAAAAAGTATATGGGTAAAAATATCTTTCAATTAATTGATTTATTATCAATTACAATAAGAGAATAAAGGTTAATACCATGAAAACAGAACTTGATTTAGGTTACACATTAGAGATTTACGAAAAGGGTAATTACGGAACTGTAAAAAGAAAATATTTTGAAGATATGTTGGATTTAGTAACTTTTACAAATACGAAAGCAAGAAATTATAATACTGATTATATTATAGATGTTATTAACAAAACTGAATTTAAAACTAGGTATAAGGGTTGTATTCATACTTTTAATAGAAAAGTTAATGAAATATTAATACAAGGTGATTACAGCATAAACAACTAATAGAAAGGTAAAATATTATGGAAAATGCTACACAAAAGATAGAAGAATACTTAAAAAACTATTTTATAAGTCAACCTGCAATAAGTAAAAATGAAACGGATATACTAGCAAGTAATATAGTAATAATGCTTAAGAAAGATTTATCAAACACTATGTTTAAAGCTATTTCCAATATAATGAAATCTTGTATAGCTGAGGCTATGCTAGAGGATTATATAGAAAAATATAATAAAAAGGTGAAATATCATGAAAACAAACAATAACACAACAAATTTCAATACTGCTTTAGTTGAGTTGAATAGAGCATATAAAGATGGTTATATAACAAAAAGTGAATATGAAGAACAAAATGAGATACTATTTTTAATATTAAACTAATAATAAACACTAGAACAATCAATAATAATTAAATAGGTAAAATATTATGTTTATAGATATATGGGACTTAGAGAATAAGGCAATTAAGATTAATAAATTCAATAAATATTATTACGAAGTTACGGGTAAAACGGGGTCTAAAATTGAATTTTCATCAACAGATGGTGGTTTTAATCAAGTATTATATTTTACTAGTATTGATGATTGTTTTAGGTTTTTATTTAGTGGAACATTCACTTACTTGTTTGATAGTGAAGATATAGACTACATACAAATAAAAGCAGGGAAATCTACAATATTCAAATATGATAATAGAGGTTAATTATATGTACACAATAAACTTTTTTACATTAGACGAAATGTTTAATGACCATAAAACTTTCATAGAAAACATGTTGAATTACGAGTTGAATTTATCATCTCTAGATGATGTAAAATCCTTTTTAGGTAGCGATTTTTATGAAAATGTTTATGAAAACATACTTGGGTTTACAGATGGAATTGTAATAACAGATGAAAATAATGAAGTAATCTATAAGGAAAGGTTTAATACAGATACTATATTTAACATACACACAGATGAAGAAGGTAACATAATTTATAATGCAATAGAAGATGGTGAAAGTAATTATTTAATGGAAGACAAATATAAACTTTATTATAGGTAAATAAAATGAATAAAAACAGTAAAGGTAAGATAGAGATAACAGTTGATAAAACAGGTATGATACATCTAAATATTACAAATATGAGTAATACAAAAGTAGGAGCTATTATAGCAGCTACACTAGCACAATTAATACATACTGTAGGTACTAACGCTAATAAAACTCTAGGTGAAAGATTGGACTTTTTAATGAATGATATAGTACCTGATATAAAGGATAATATACTTAAACTAGATAATGTATTTATGGATGAGCAATTATGAAGAACTATAGATTATATATTAGTAATAATAAAAGCTATGAGTTTGATAATTATGAAGAATTTAAGAGATTAATTCGAATGAAGAGGTACAAACTACTTATAGATGATAAAAGTTATGATTTTAATAATTATGAGGAATTTAGGAGATTATTCAATAAAATAACCATAAACATAAGAAAATATAAGGGTTTTGTTTTGCATTTCTATGCTGATAAAAATGAATCAAATATAGAATATAAGAGAATGTGGGAAATTCTTAATAACAATAAAAACAAAATTTTATTGTATCGGATATTAATATGAGGTTAAAGAAAATGAAAAATAAATTATTACTAGTTAGTTGTATTTTAATTCCTTTTACAGTTCTTGCTAATACTATTAACGATATAAAGGAATTACGAGCTAAGATAAAAGAAACAGCAGAAGAAATTAGAATAGTTTGTGAAGGGTATACTAGATATCCAAATAGGGTCGGTCAAAATAATATATATTATTGTAATTATCTGGAAAAGGAAGTGAATGAGTATATTAAAAAAGTTCTAGAATTAGAAAATAATTTAAAGGAAAAATAAAATGATAAATGACAAACACACTAATAATTCTTATGAAATACGCAGAGAAATAGAAAAATGTTATAACAATGAACAAATTGAGAATATATTAAAAAGTTTCTCTAAGTTATGCACAAATATCAAGGAATTAACACCGAGAGATTTTGTAGAATGTGCAATACAGCTTATAAATTCGCTCCCTACTATGAATGAAGTCATAGCTTTGAAAATAGTAACTTATTTATATTCTATATTAGAGTATTTACCTGAATATGAGCTACATCATATATTAGGTATTAATAATACATATGGGGAAAGTAAATATAAATTACTTGATTTTCTAGTATATCCTTCAATTAAAAAGAAAATTAAAATGTTTATAGAGTATAGTAAATTACAGAAGCAAGATAAATGAATATAGTTGAAATAATGAAAATTGCTGAAAATAAAGATAAATTAAGACGTAAAGAATGGGGAGAGACAGGAAGTAGGGGAGCATCAATATTATTTTTATATAAGAATGATGAGAAATACATTCCTATTTACTATCAAGGAGCTCAACCTTGTTTTAGATTAAGTACTTTTTTAATAAAAGAAGATTATATAGCTGATGACTGGGAGATAGTAGAATGAGTAAAGAATTAATAGATGAATTGAAAAATATTATTAGAGCTAATCCAACACTGGATTTAATAGAAGAAAGAAGAGAAAGAGAAGTTTTGTATATACTATATATAAATGATTCAACACAAACAGCAGTTACAGTAAATACAAGAAATGAATTTAATATCAAAACATTAGAGCAAATAATAGATGACGATAAAACTAGATATGAAGCACCTACTAAAGAACAACTATGTAAATTCTATCTTGAATTTATTAAGAACAATAGCGGTCATGATTTAGTTTTTGATATTGACGGTTCTATATACAGGAAAATAAAAAAGGTTAGTAAGGAGTTAAACTTTATAATATATGAATATTTAATAAACAGGTAATAGAATGACAATAAGTAAAGAAAGAGTAGAAGAGTTAAGGTCTATATTTTTAAATAATTTACGTAAAGAATTTGAAGAAGAAATATCTTATCATATAGACGAGCTTGGTAAAAATCCTGAAAAATTTTTTAAATCTTATTACAAAACTTTAATGAAGGATTGTATGGAAGAAAGAGGTTTAAGAAGTATTAATGGTTATATAGGTATTGAATTTCCATTAAGATTAAATGATTTTACAGAAGAAGAAATTAAATATTTAGAAGAGGATAAAAGAAAATGAAAACAAAAATAAAACAAATTGAAAGAGATTTTTACGAACTAGATAATTTATGTAATTCGTGTAGTTCCCCTCTACCTGTGTTTGATATGTTAACAATTAAAATAGGTAATTCAAGATATGGTTCGCCTCTTTGTATTAATTGTCTTAATGAAAGAGGTATTAGTTATGAATAAAGTAAAATTAAGAAACAAAATGCGAATAGGTGAAATAGAATTTGATGTTGTTGTACTTGATAATGGAGAAAGAGTGATAACAGAGGAAAGTTTACAAAAATTTATTGATGCAATGAAACTAGGAAACAATAAAGAAGTTAAAAAATTAATGAAGGATATTAGGATACATTATGTTGATTAAATACGCAATAATGTTATTAATTGTATTAACATTCGTAATAACAGCTACTTTTATTTTAAAATTTATTTTTGATAAAAATAATTAAAACTATGGAATCACAATTTTGGACTACTAAAAATAGTAGAAAATTAAAAATCACTAATATCCGTGATGATCATTTAATAAATATACATAAAATGCTATTGCGTAAAGACTTACATATTTACGAAATTAATTATGAAATGAGACGTAGAGGTTTTCTTCCAATTTCACCTGTAATTGAATTATGGGAAATAGAACGTTTTCAAAATAGTTATGATGATCAATTATAAAACAGGTAAGTGAAAATGAACATAATCGAAGCATTAAATGAAGTTAGGGATGGTAATACAGTAACCCGCATAAACTGGTTTGATAATATTGTCGTTATGCTTTCTTCAGAAACTGGAAAAATAGTTGTACATAATACATGTACCAATGAGGACTTGGACTATCTTTTTACCGCAGACGATGTACAAGCAGATAATTGGGTAATAAAGCACTATAGACGACCATTGACTTTTGTTGACGCATTTAAAAAAGTTAAAAATGGTAAGAAAGTAAGAAGAAAAGTTTGGAATGATGATTGTTATATAACAGGTGATACTAGATTAAACAGTTTCTTCTTAGCAGAGGAAGATTTACTGGCTAATGATTGGGAGGTTATAGAAGCATGAATATAATAGAAGCAATTAATAGCTTGAAAGAAAATCCTGAATTGGCAATGAAATCAAAATATTTTACAATAATATATGATGCTGATAAGAATGTTTTTTATCAACTTGAATATTACGAAAGAGGTGATGGGTTATTTGATGAAGAATTTTCTAGAATTGATATAGAAGAAAATATCTTTTGTTTAAAAGATATTTTAAACAATGATTGGGAGGTGGTGGAATGAGTGATATAGAAATTATAATGTTAATACATACAATAATTTTAATTGTTGGGATAATAGGTCTTGGACTTAGTTTTTGGTATAATATGAATAATTAGCAGGACAAAATGTATACAATAAACTTTTTTAATTTAGCGGAAATAGAACGTAAACAATATAAACATCCTAGCTGTAATCTTTGCAATACATTTTACGAAGAAAAACGATTATATTTTGAATTTAAATTAACAAACCTGTTGATTTTCTTATGTTTTTATGTTATATTGTGGTTATCATAAAAGTTAATCTGTTGTTTTTTTCTTGGTATAAAATTACTAAGAAAAAATTTTTATAAGTATAAAAAGAACCTTGAATGACTAAGGTTCTTTTTTTTATTTCTATTTCTTCTATAAATTACCGATAAAAATTCTTAATAAATTTCCCTTACCTAAAACCAATATTAAATTTCTTAAACCTTAATAATTTTGAAAAATTTTATGAAATTTCTATTTTTAATTTAGACATCAAAGATACAAGCAAAAATTATCATCAAAACTATCATCAAAATTATTGAATATTTCATCATACTAAAAATATAAAATTTTACTCTGATTTTAGACACTCCCAAAAAAGTTGGAAGACGCTCAACACCAGTTAAATAAAGGGGTTCAATGGATATATAAAAAACCCGTCTTTCAACAAGAAAACCAAAATTGGAAGACGCTCAACACAAGGATATATAAAGGTTTTAAGGGGAATCTTCCAATCTTCCAACTTTTTTAGAACAGTGTCTATATATATTAGAGAAAATAAAAATATCTATTTTCTTATTTTTCAATTATTATAATTATTTTTCTATATACACATACATTAAAAAAAGTTGGAAGATTGGAAGATTATACCTTGAATACAAGTTGAATAAAGGTTTTCAGCATCTTCCAACTTTTTTACCTAGTTGGAAGACACACCTATATTGAAGATGTAAAATCATTTTTACATTCTAATTTTTATAAACAAATTGTACACCACATTGATAATGAGCCTTATATAAATGAAGAAAGAATATTTGGGATTATTATAACTTCACATAATGAAATTATTTATAAAAAGTTACTTAGAAATTGGTTTTGTGATGATAAATATTTAGCAATACATAGTAATATTGATAATAAAACCATTTATAAAACGGTTAATGATAAAGAAATTATTGAAGATTTGGTTTTAGTTTGTAATAAGGGATTGTTAGAATAATAAAATGAACATTAAACAACTTATAGAACAAAATAAAGTTCAATATGATTTAACAAATAAAGATAAAACAAAAATTTTAAATATCCGTGATGGATTATATAAAGTATTTGATGATAAAACTAATACTTGGGTTAAATATAATTTAGATGATTTAGAAAAATTAAATTTTGAACTTTTTATACAAATTTTATTTGATGATTGGGAGGTAATATAAATGAAAAGATTAGAGATACTTATAGACGAGAAAAATGATAGATTTAAGATACTTAACCACGACAATCTGAACTATTCCGATGTTACAAGATATCTTGCGGATTCTATGGTACATATTATAAACGATAATTATATGGGTGATAAAATTCAATTTCTTGAAGATTTACTAGAACCAATGAAACAGGATTTAATAAACTTGAATAAAGAAAAATAAATATAATATTTTGTAGACAATTTAATATTTATTGTTGACAGATATAAAAACAACTACTAATATATAAATACGAACACAAAAATAATTAAAAAGGTAAACATCATGAAAATTAAAGACGACATACTACTAGAATATATTAAACCTCATATATCAGAGAAAGTATACAATTTGTTATATGATAATATTAATGAACCAAAAGAATATAAGGTTGCTTTTAAAGAAGCAGAAAAAAAAACATCAGAAGATTACAGTATAATTTTTCATTCTCTTACGGAAAGTTTTTATTTTCTAAAAAGCAATCTGATTATCAATTTATTGAAAATGTCTAATATATTTGATTCCATAGAAGTTTCATTAATAACAGTTCAAGGTGATAAACTATTGTTTAAGTTCAATGTAAAAGATTTATATTAAAATTATGAATAACAATCAGGAAGAAAAATTAAAAATACAAATAGATGATTTTATCTTAAATATGAAATTCAAGGATTTATTGCATACATATTTTAAGGATACGCACCCATTTTTAAATAGAATAAGTATAAAAGAAATAGATTCAGGTTTTGTTTTTAATGAAGATGAAAGTTTATTGGCTAGAATGGAAACATATCAATATCATTGTTTTAATGAAGATAGTAATAAGGATTTGTTAATAATTTCAGACACAATTAAAAATATTTTTAATAATCTAGAAGAAAAAGCAAAATATATTTTTAATCCTTTGTATTCAGAAATGAATATCATCTTTATAAGAGAAGAAATAAACTATCAATGTTTTATAAATCAAATTACAAAAAGAAGATGTATTCTAGTAATGGGTAGATTTGGGTTTTACAATATATTAACAAATAATGATTGTAAAACAGTTAAAACAGAGGACGGACAAGAAGTGCCATTATAAAAATAGTGTTAATATTATGCCTAAGAAAAATATAAAAATAGATGATATACATGTTCATATAGGTAACAAAATAAAAATATACCGATATGAGATAGGGTTATCAAGAAGTGAATTAGCCCCTAAAATTAATATCAGTCAACAGCAATTAACTAAGTATGAAGCAGGAGTAAATAAAATATCTGTCGGTAGATTGCTTCTACTTGCTAATGTATTAAATAAAAATATAACAGATTTTATATATACTGATGAATGGGAAATTAATACGGAAAATCTATCACGTATTGATATGGAGATATTATGTAATTTAAGTAGTATTAAAAATCCTGAACTAAAGGAAAATATTAATACATTAATAAAAACAACAATTAAATCATATGTTGATACAACAGAAATTAAAAAGTTTGGATAGTAAAGAAATAGAGGTTTTAAATGAGTATAATAATTATTATTGCTATTATAACAATAGGTCAGATAGCAATAGCTATAATGATAAGCAGTAATATTGATGATTGTGATAGATATAGACGTAACGAGCAATACGGTATTAGTATTAATGTTATAGATAATATAAAAAGAAAATCCGTTATTATAAGTAAACTGAGTAAATTAATAATATTATTACTTGGTATTGTGTGGGGATTTATAATAATTAAATAATTATGGTAATTAAACTGATTGTAATAGCTTTATTACTTGTTTTTATAGTTGGGATTGGAACATATATAATGAAGCTGATATTTGATAAAGAGGACTAAATATATGAAATTTACAAAAATAAAAAACTTTACAGAAATTAATGAAGTAAGAATTAAAACATCTACTTCAAAAGGTGAGGTAACTAATAAACTTGTTATCTATATTGGTAAGGAGATAGCAGATAAATATTTTAGTGAAAGCAACTATGTAAATGTTAGAGTAGTTAAAGATAAATTAGGTAAAAATGATATTCATTTATTTAAAGCTATTGATGGTTCTGATTTAAGAAAATACAAGTTCGCTGTAACAGGTAACGGTACATGCCAGACGAGAAAACTATTAATCAGTATGCCTGTTGATGTAGATATGAACAATTATATAATTAATAAATCTGTTATATACTCTAATATTGATAATACTCTGATACTTCATATAGATAGTAAAAGTAAAATATCTAAGAAAACCAATAAAAGTAAATTAATTGTAAACGGTATAGATCAGGCAACCTTAGATAAGCAGTTTCAAAATAAATTCAATGAGTTGTATGATGAAGAATATAATAAATATGAAGCATTAGGACAACCTATAACTAGAGCTGTTAGAAAAGCAAGAATGGGAACTGAAAATAATATTGATTCTATAACCTCACATAAACAAAAAAGAGATAAATTAATTGAGTTGTATGGAATAAGAGAGGATCTCGATTCAAACAACCAATATCATTATGAAGAATTAAAAAAGTTAGTGTGGGAAACAATACTTCGTTTAGATTTTCTGGATAAAAAAGTTGATTTTCTTTCTCCTATTTGTAAAGCTATGGATAGGTTAGAAGATAAAATAGACGTTATTACATCTAAAAATACTACTAATGAAACTAATTCAAAAGAATTAAATAATCTAGGTTATGATAAATTAACACAAGATTTAAGAGATCGTCAGCTTTATACAGAGAAAATACTATTTGAATTAATAGAACATAAAAATACAAATTTAAAAAGATTATGTGAAATTGAGAATAAAGTTAAAAACATTAAAGAATATAAAAGAAGTCTGTTTGATAGGATATTCGGGGATTAATTATGGACAATAAAATACATAGTATTCCATATGAAATAAAATCAATGAAGAAACTGGCGGAAAATATTGCGTATGTTAATAAAAGTAAGGGTGCTTTTGTAATTATTCTTGAGAAGGATGATACAGTACGTATGGGTTGTAGCGGTCTTACTTTCCATGAACAGAAAGAAGTTTTAACTGTTGCAATATATAATGTCTATGATAAGGATAAACAAATTAAAATAGAGTATGAATAACACAATAAACGATTTATTATTTGAAATAGATTTTTGTTTAGATAGTATTTTCCCTATAGAAGAAAGAGTTACTAAAAAACAAAGTATAGAAAGAATATTATTAACAATAAGTCAATTAAGAGGACAATTATTATCTATGAGAGATGATATAGTTAGAGATAATGATATTAAAGGACGTAAAGAATTGTACCATCCTCTTGAAGCATTACCTTTAGAATTAATGCGAAATTTATACAACGATATGCCCGATAATTTAGCTGAAAAACATTTTGATTCTACAACATATAATAAATGTAGTAAAAGAAATAGAGGTGTTATATGACAATAACACGATCAATAGCTGTTCATATAAAGAAAGGTAGCAGTCTTTTTGATTTTATTAGTGAAGTAGAAAGCAAAACAACATTAAGTAGTAAGGAGATACTAGAGTTTCTTATAAACTGGGCGTACGAAGATTATTTTTATAATGATGTTGATCGTTTGCTGGAATTAATGGATAGTAGGAGGTTAAAATAATGAAAGAATATATAGCAATTCATATAGGGAATTTAACCATTGAATTACAAAATGAGGTAGTTAAGGTTAATGATACTATAGTAGAATTATTTGTTCTTGAATATAAAATATTATCTTTACTAAGTAGAGCTGATATAAACTGCTGGATATCAATAGAAGATATAAAAGAAAAACTTGATCATGCTAATATTTCTATTTGTATATCTAATTTACAGAAGAAACTAAGTAAACATAAAAGTACGGTTAATATTATAGAATCTTTGACAGGTGAATACGTTAAGCTTGGTTCTTATGTTCTGGATTATGAATCTGCGTGTAAAATAGAAATAACTGAATTTGATAAAAGTTCTAAGGAAACACAAAAGAAAGAAGAACTTATAGATGAGTTAAGATATCAAATAAGAAGAGATATGGAAGACTTTAAACTTCTCTGTTCCCGTATACCTGATATAGACGGTGAGGAATACAACCGAATATTTGGTGATGAAGAGTGTTATAGTTTTTTTAGAACCTATTTAATGAATAAGATAGAAGATAACATAGAAAAATTAAGAGGATTAGTAGATGTTAGATAAAATTTACGATATTTTAGGTTCTATATTTCTTATATTCGCTGCACCTTTTCTTATTATTGGGTTTGTTTTTATATTTGTAAGTAAGTGTATCTTAAGATCAACATATCTTTGGTATTATATAGTTATCCCTTATATTAAATATATTGTAATTACAAACGATAAGGAATCTTGGGATAGATCGGTAAGAGAACGTATACATAATAAAAAATATTATGAATGATAAAGAATTAGAAAAATTACAGAACGATTTTGCTAAATTGATTCGTAAATATAAATTACAGGATACACTTATTATTAGTAATAAGGGGTATATAAAACCTGTAGAATATAGTGAAAATCAAATATTAGATTGTGTATTTGCTGCTTTAGAGAATATATTAACTGATATAACAATTAGACTTACTTATAATAGTTCATATGATGATTTTAATGTTGAATATGATAGATTAATGCAAACATTAGATAATCTTCTTATTAGACTAAAACAAAGAATTAAACATAGAATAGAGGAGGTAGAAGACAAAAATATTAAATATAATTAAACAGAACTGAACAATCGAATTTAATTAATTTTTAAAAAGGTAAATAATATGGAAAATAAAGATTATAATAATGATTTTGATATATCTGAATTTAAACATACAATAGAGAGTATACAAATTGATATACAAGACGCAAAGAATGAAATATTAAATTGTGTAAAAGATGAGATATGGGTTGTATATCAAGAAATATATAATGAAATACACGACACTAAAATATCTTTTATATGTGAACTTATTATAATTTCTTATGGTGTCTATGGTTTGATAAAAATCTATAAATATTTTTTCTAATAAACACTAAACAATTAAAAATAATTAAAAACAATTAAATTAAAGGTAAAATAGAATGAATAAGATATTTCAATCTTTGATTGATAATTGGTATATAATTACACCAATTATTATATGTATGATAACATCAATATTTTTTGAGGTTTCTATTATAACATTCATAATAAATATAACAAGTTTTTCAATATTTTTACTTATTCCTTATTATAAGATTATATATAAAATAATATTAAAGGAAATAAAAGATACAATACAATGGTTAATAGATTTTTATATTTCACTTATAAGTATGCCAGGAAAAATATTTAATGTAATACAAGAATTAAGATCTGTTGAGATAACTGAAGAAGATATTAAAATAATAGGAAATGTTATATCTAAAACAATAAAAAATATATTATGGATTTTCACTAAATATTTTTTATGGATATTTTTAATATTATCAGTAACTGTCGGTATGTTTCATAGTGTACTTGGTTTTGCGTATTTGAAAATTATTGCAAGTTATATATATGGAATAATAGGTATGCCGCTATTTATAATACTAGCTGTAATAAGTGTATTATCTGGGTTTATACTTGGTATATGGTATCTATGTTTATTCGCTGCCATAATATATGGTATGATTATTGTTATTACAGCGTTAATAGTAATATTATCTCATATATTTTAATTGTTAATTTTTTCCGATTTTTTATTTTTTATATCATTAGTAACAATAGGATAAATATTTTTAGTTCTTTTATACACTGGGTTATAGTTGAAAGGTATTTTAGGTTTTTTATTTTTTAATGTATCTATTGTATCTTTCAATAATTTGTCATTATTTACCACTGTTTTATATAATATAGATGGTAAAGCTAATTTAATTGAACCCCATAAAGAAGGTTTAGATGCGAATGAACCTAAAGATATTAAATTAGCTCCTGTTGTTGCTGATCCTGAAGGATTAGGGTTACTTTTGTTGCTTTTAAATATTGCATCACTAATAATACCTAAATCCTCCAGATTTTGATCTAATTTTTCTTTTGTTGTTTTAGGTTTATTTTTGTATGTATGTTGAATTTTTTTAATCTTTTTCGGTGTATTTAAAGTTCTTGATAACATTGCGGGTTGATAATTAAACATATCATAATTAAAACCACCATTAATTAAAGAATTTTCAAAATTCTCTCTAGCTGCAACATTCGCAAAAAATTTATCTGCATCTTTTAAAGAAGCGTGCCAATCTGGATATCTTTCACCTAAAGTGTCTAAATCTTTTCTATAACCTACCCCGAATTTTTTAGCATTATTTCTTATATTACTATTAGGATTATTATAATTTATCAAAGAATCATTATCATTAAGACTTATTTTTGTTTCAAGAATACGTTTAGCATCAATCGGTTGTATAGGAGGTGTATATCCTTCTATTCTTTTACCTTCTATAAAAGCTCCTGGTGCTAATTGATCTAATATTTCTTGTCTGTAATTCATTACAGCTGTTTCATTAGGAGAAGGTGAAAGACTTGTAGTATTAAATCCTTCCTGTAAAGATTTAACAGAATGTTCAGGTAGTATCATCCTATCTTCAGGATTTTCTGGGAACAATTCTCTTGTTTTTGCGTATTTCGTATCTATTAATTTCTCTACTTCTTTAGTTTTCTGTGGTCCAACTAATTTTAAATTTTCGTCTATTACTTCTTTTATTTTTTCACCTATATTTCTATTATGTAGAACATATGAATCACTACTAAGAGGATTTTTAGCTACCATATTATTTACAGTAGCAATACCTCCACTAGGATTAAGTTCAGAGAAATTTAATTTTAAACCCAATCTTTCAGCAGCATTAGCAGCTTTCATATTAAAATTATTTTTATTTATTTTAAATAAACCTCTAGCTGTTTTATATCCAACATTTTTAAGATTTTTTGGGATATTATATAAATGTTGTGGGGTACGTAATAATGTAGGAGTAAGAGCAACACTAGATAAATCTGCTAATAACGGATTTATTTCACCTTCCTGTAATACCCCAGAACCAGCACCTACTAAAGAATTTTCAATAAATGGGTTATTAATAGCTTTAGTATAATCCTTATTTACATAAGATAAACCTTTTCTAGGGTAATCTATACCATATCTTTTAGCTGTAGCCCAAAACCCTTTAGGTATTTCTTTTGGTATAGTGTAAATAGCTTTTGAGAAAGTAACTGGGGTTGAAACTCCCGGTAGCGGAACACTAGCTGCCGCTCCTCCAAATTCTCCTGCTTTATATAAAATATTACCTAAACTATCATTTTCATCCGGTCTTGTATTATATAAAGAATCCAAACCTTTTTCTGCTGCTTCTGCTCCGGCAATTGCAGAAGCGGGTAGAATTGGTGCAACTACTTCGGGGGCAACCTCCATAACACCCGCTCCGAATGAGTCGGCCGCCTCCATTAAATTACCACCAGTAAATCCAGATAAAACACCTAATCCAAATTGTTTTAATCTCTGTTTTGCTGTATATAAATCTTGTTCTATAGATGCACGTTCAAAATTATCATCTTCGATATTATCATCTATATAGTTATCTTTTATAACATATCGAGATAAATCAAATTCTTCTGGATCTTGTATCTTATATTTAGATAAATCAAATTCATTCATCCTATTGCACTCTTGCTCTTTTTAAACTAGGTTTAGCTCTTATGGCTAATTCTTCTTCTTCAATAGGCACATTATAATAATTTCCTGTTTCAGGATCATATAATTTAATATAACCATTATTCAAATTACTGGAGTTATTTGTATTATTAGAATTATTTAATTTACCATCAAAACTATTACGGCTTAACATACCAGATACATCTATAGTTGGGTCTGCAAGATAGTTTGTTTGTTTTAACTTTTTTGTATAATCGTTATATCTTTGTATATTTTTTAGTGCGTTATTTCTATCTCTTTTTAAAATTTTTATAGCTGCATTATAATCTTTATCAGAAGTAGGTGCTGTTTGCATTATAGCTTTAAATTCAAAAGTTGAGGGGTTACTGCCACCACCTTGTTTTACTCGACCTAAATATGCTGCTTCAGCTGCTTTAATTAAATCTAATTCTTCAGTATCCCCTATATATGAAGCCCATTTTCTATTAAATCTTTTACCTAAACTTGAACCTATATATCCTTCTTCTTTTGCTTTATTAAAAACATCTTCGATATCATTTAATGTTTCCACTAGAGCAATATTTTCTAATATTTCTTTATTATCTTTTTCTAGTTTTTTTAAATTTGAATTTCTTATATCTTTATTATGTGGAGATTCTTTTGTAGAAACCGATAAATTTTTATTCTCAAGCAACCCTTGATGATACCTCTCCTGCTCCAGTAACTTCTCGTACTCAAGTCCTAGTTGTTTATCTTTAAAATAAGCATCAAAAGCATCCTTGTCTTGCTCTCTTAATCTTTTTATCTCCGAGTCTCTGAGTTTTTTAGCAACCTCAAGTACTTCCTTCATATCATGCTGTATTTTTTCTCCTTCTGCTTCATACCCTTCTAGCCCCGCTGATATAGCAGGCCCGAGAGATGCAACCTTACCGAGAGTCCCGTCTCTTTCTCTAAATCTTGGATCGCCGTATTGTTTGTTTAAAGCATCCGAGAACATGTGAAGACCTTTACGTATTGCTCTATGTTCCTGATCAGTATTAAGTGCCAAGGATTTCTTGGAGGCTTCAATAGCTCTCATAACTCCTGCGTCAAAAGGATTCTTTGCATCTACTTCGTTTTCTATTTCCCTTCTCCTGTTATCAAGAGCATCAATGTAACGTTTCATAAGATAAATATTTGCTTATGTTAATAATTGATATTATAATTCATTTAATAATAATAGTTAAGTGTTATGTCGATATTCAAGGAATACAATTACCTCGCAGCTAGTAACAATAATATAACTAGTTTGACCTCTTATGCTGCTGCGGCTAATTCAATTATAAGTTTTAATGGTATACTCGGTGATACAAAAATAGATTTTAATAATAAATATACTTTTGTTCCTAGAATAACTTTTACTTCCGGTGCTGATAGATCTAACATTACTTTTACTCTAAGAGGATATCAGAATGGTATTTATATCGAAGAACTATTAGTTGGCCCAAACGTTGCTACTGTTACAAGTGTTAATGCTTTCGATCTATTAGAAAATATTACTTATACTACAAATGGCGGTGTACCTCCTATTCCCGGATCTAACTTTGTTTCTGTTGGTACATCAGGAGTTGGATATTTTCCGTTAATAAGATTAAATACCTTAAAACAAAATGTTACAAATCTTAATTATGCTTTAAATATGATGGTAGCTGCTAATAACCCCGCTACCTATCAAGTATTCTTATCCTTAAAAGATAGTTATAATCAAGGAACATACGATAGCTTAACAACAGCAAACAATAACTTCATAGCTCCAGCAGCTGCAAGTAACGTATCAGCTTTACTTAACTACACACAACTAGCATCTAATATATTAATTAAAGTAACACCTAACAATAACGGAACAGCATTAAAAGCCCAGTTCATGCAACTATAATCTAAAACCATAACAAAACCTCCATTATTTAGTATTAAAAAAAATATTAGATAATGGAGTTTTCAGAAATTTGTAGACAAATTAGTGTTATTTCTATATACTAAGTTTTGCTATGTCATCAGAATAGCAAACTATGTTAACATATTTTACCGTATGTTAATTGTTTTTGATTGTTCATTAAGTAGACGCTGCTTTAAATATTTAAGGTGGCGTTTATTTTTATGAAGATAGATAAATAATAGATTTGTCAAGTTCGGAAAAATAATTCCGAGGTTAGTTTATTTAGAATTTAATAATTAAACATGAAAATTAAAACAAATCCAAAATATACTTCTAAATACGATAAAGTTGTTAAAAAGTATACTTTTGAAGAATTACAGAATTTACTCGATAATTGTCAATCCAAAACAGCTTTATGTTTAAGACTTAAGTTAAGTTTAAAATATCTTAATATGATAATTGAATTAAATGGATTGAAATATGTTAATAAGGATAGAGGGTTGCCTCCCGGATTTGTTCATAAACCAAAGAAAATAGATAAAGAAGAAACTATTAAAGTAAGATTAACTCAGGAAATGATCTCAGAAGATACAGCACTTGAAAGATTTTATAAAGAACTTGAAGTTAAAAAGAAGAAAAGATTGATTAAAGATGTATTAGATCCTTATGGAGATTGATTTAAAAAATTAACTATGATTGTATTATTTAAATTTTTTATATTATCTTTAATTTTAGGGTTATAATATAAACCTACAACTAATATGAAAATTATGAACTTTAAATTTAATCTTTGGTTAAATATAACAGATTTTAAAATATATAACACTAGAGAGTAAAAGTAAACAGTAATGAGTATATATCTATCATTCTATTATATCTGTTGTATTAGATGTTTTGGGTTGTATATCATTTGGTATAAAAAGATAAACTAAAGAACCTATTGTTTGAAATAATAAATAAAGTTGATTATTTTCAATATAAGTTAATCTAATAAAGAATAAGATAAATATAATATCTCTTATATATTTAAGATATTTTTGCATTATTTGTTGAGTTTTCGTTTAATGAAATTTTCAATAATTCCTTTACCTTTATGTTTTTTAGCGTTTTCACGTAAACTATCTTCATAATCAGTAAAAGCTTTTTCATATTTTTCTGAAAGATCTAATAACGCTGATTTTGGCTTTTCTTTCTTCTTAACTTTTTTAGAATCAATATAATCTTCTATATATTTTTTCATTTGAGGACTTACACTTTTACGCTCAGTTTCTTCATCCTCATCGTCTTCAGTATCTTCTACCTCATTTTCGTCATCTTCATCTTTTTTCTTACCAAACATTTTTCTTAAATGTTTTGGTTGATTGAAGAGTAAATCAATATCAACTTCGTTTTTATTGAAAATAGACTTTTTCTTCATGTATTTAGATGAAAATTATTAAAACTTAATGTATTATAATATCAAATATTTATTATTTCAATAGCTAATTTAACAATGAATTATAATAGTTTAATTTTAGATATCCAACATTATATGATAAGGTATGATGATCAACCGTTTATAGACAAGATACCGGATCTTATACAACAAGGGATTATCAGGATTTATAATAAAGCAAAAGATATTGGATTTGAAATAATTACAACACATAGAAATATTATTGCTGGTACATTAAATTTACCTATGCCGGATAATTGGTTAGAAACTATATCAGTTCAGATGATTAATATTATAACAAGAGAAGTAACATTTTTACAACCGAGATCATACGAATTTTGTAGAACATATTGGCCGTATTATCAAAATGTAACTAGAGCAAAACCAAAATATTACGCTCATCATGGACAGAATATTAATAATTTAAGAAACGCTGATCCTTATAGTAGAGAGATATATATGTTAGTTCCAGTTCCAGATATTACTTATGATTTTGATATTATATATCATGGTATACCCTTATTTAACATTAATAACCAAACAAATTTCCTAACTCAAAGATATCCAAGCCTTCTTCTTTCTTCTTGTCTTATTGAAGCAGCATTATTTCTGGATAATCAACCTAAACTTGCGGAATATAGGAATATGTTTAATGAGGAACTAGATACAATCAATAAAATCAATAAAGATAGAAGTGCTGATAGAACTGTAATAAGAGAAAATAATTAATGCGTGTACCTCTTGTATATAAACCAGGAATTAAAAGAAACGCCGGAGATTTCCAAGACGAATATTGTATAGACGGACAATGGGTAAGATTTGTTGGAGGTAAAATACGTAAGATGAAGGGTCAAAAGGAAATCCATCAACCTATAGGGATTGAGCCGACATTTCTTGATATGTATTTTAACGGTACAAACCCGGTTCTGATATATACAACTATCAATCAGGTAAATCGTTGTATTTTAAATAATGAACTATCAAATGTTACTAACGATAGACGAGTATTAGACGGTCTTGGTGGTGATACAACAAGAACTTGGCAAGCAGCAAAATTCATTATGAACGGAGTACCTTATATAGCCTTGTTATCTACTTTTAATGGTAATAATATGTTAAGCAATCAGAACGGCGTATTATTCTGGAAATCAATGACAGACGATAGTGCTGATTTTGTATCATATGAAGATAGGTTAATACCCGGAAACAATGAAAATATTGTATCCGGAGGGATAATATATTCATCACCTTGTTTGTATTTATATGGTAATAATGGTACTATACTTAGAAGCAAAACAAGTAATCCTCTGGATTTCGATGAAACAGGAGAGAATTCAGATGCTGATTCCTTCAGTATATCCGAAAATAAATTATTGTTCGGTGCATCAATTAGAGGCGGTACTAATACCCCTACTTTTCTTTTCTGGACTCAGAACTCCGTTATATATCTAACAAACGTTGCCGATGGTACTAATCCAAGAAACCCTATTGAATTCCATAAAGAGGTAATAACAACAAATTCTTCTGTTATGTCCCCTAAATCAATTGTTCAACATGATAGCCTTTTTTTCTGGCTTGGTACTAATAGGGCTTTTGTTTATAACGGAATTGTTGAACCGATAAAAAATGATGTTAATTTCGAATGGTTTCTGGAAAATGTTGACTTAAATAAAAGACAGAAGATTTACGGATACAAGGTAGATAGATACGGAGAAATTAGGTGGGCCTATCCTGAAATTAGATATAAAGATAACCCTAATATAGGATGCACAAGAGAGATTGTATATAATGTAAGGGAAAACAGCTGGTATGATACTACAATACAAAGAGATTGTATTACTGTTTATGAGGCAACAGGGGATATATTTAGTTATGGTGATAGTTGTACCAATTATCCTTATGTACCAGATAATGCCTATAAATCAATCTGGAAACATGAAACAGGTTTTTATGAAGTAAGAAGAGATAATTCAGTACATAATATACCTTCATTTTTTACAACACCTTGGTTTGGATATATAGCTTTTCCTCCAGCTAAGGATGGTAAAGTAATGGATAAATATATTAAAATAACCGAAATAGAACCAGATTTCCCTGCACCTGAAAATTATACAAGAAACAATGATGAATTACTTGTTGTCAGATCAGCAATGCTTAAATATGCAGGAGTACCTAAACAGGTTATAGTACCTTTGGAATTTAATTTGTATACACCAAATAATAGAGGTAAAATAGATATGAGAGTACAAGGAAGATTTGTAAATCTTACTTTTGCTTGTGTTCATCCTTATACTGTCGGTAATATATTGATTAACTTTGAAATTGGGGACGGACAATGATAAGGAATTTACCTTTTCCAAGTCAGATATCTTTTGATCGTTGGTATAGGGAAATACTTAGAATATACAAGGATGAGAGACTTCCTATACCTATGCCGAATGATGATTGGCGTGAGATAGCAAACAAAATGGCGGGAATAGGGACATTCAAAACCAATAATATCCCGATTGCCGCAAGTAATAAAAGCGGTAGGAAACTTGATATGTTCAAAACATGGGAAGATTGGGCTAAAGCGGTATATATAGTAATGATGAGGACGGATAAATGACAAACAATAAAAAACATATTAGAGATATGTTTAAGGGTAGTAAAACTAAAAAAAAGTTAAATAAGAAACATATTAGAGATGTATTAAATCAGGTAAAAGCTGAAGGAAGAAACGGTGATACTGAACTTGCCCATATCAACCCGGTTGAATCAAAAATATTAAAAAGTATTGGTGGTAGCGGAACTATTAATCCTAAAACAGGTCTTCGTGAATATGGAATGATGCCTTGGCATAGGAAATTCAAACCTCTTAAAGCTATAACAAGTTCACTTGGAGGAGGAGCAGGAGCTCTCATCGGTAATATGATTCTACCAGGCGTTGGGGGTATTATAGGAGGAGCTATAGGTCAAGGTGCTCAGAATGCTGCCAGAGGTAAAAATGTCATACAAGGAGCCTTAAAAGGGGCAGGTATGGGAGCCGCTATCCCTTCTGTTGCTTCCGGTCTTGGATGGGGAGCTACCAAACTAGGAATGAGTGGTATTGGCTCTACTTTAAGTAATTACGGAACAAAAAACGCCATATTACCTGCTCTTGGGTTTGGTAAAGATTCCGGATCTGGCATTATGGGAATGGGCAAGGAAGCTGCCAAATACGGAGGAGCTAGTACACTTCTTAGCGGTATAGGTGGAGGAGGTCAAAAGGGAGCCGGAATAGCCGCCGGTGATGATACTGAAAGTTATCTACAATATCTCCTTGCTAAGGAAAAGAAAAAGGATGATATGGGATTTATGGAGAAATTAAGTAGTAATACAGCTGATTTCTTCACTAAACCTAAAAATCTATTAGCTGTCGGTTCTGCCGGACTTACTTTATATGATAGATTCAATCAACCTAAACCAAAATCAGCAGCACAACTAGGAAGAGAAGAAAAAGAAAAAATGCTTGCTATGCGACTTACTCCTGAAGAACTTGCTGCTCAGGAACAATATGAATTAATGCAGGAACAGGCAAGACGTAGAAATAACAGAAAAAAATATCTACCTGAAGAAAAAATAGAAATAGATCCTCTATATACAAGAGTAAGTACTCCGGAGGAAAGAGAAAGAACCGGTAGATGGTTAAATTATTATAATAATCCCGGGTTTACAGGCAATCCAATAAGAATCTAATATGGCTAAACAATACGTACCTTTTGAATTAATAAGAGATAAGGCAAGACAGATATTACTTCGTGATAGCGGAAGATTATCTACATCAAACTATACTCCGTATCCAGGAAAAACTCTAGCTCCCATGTCTTCTATGACACAAAGAGCAAGAGGTCTTGCTGAGAGAAGAACAGATAAAGGTATGCCTTATCAGAAAGATTTATCAACTTTAACTAATGCACCTATTGAAGGTATTAACGAAGGAAATATTAATCAGCTACAGGATTTTGCCTATAACACAGGAAATACAGGATTACAAACTACGTCTAACAGATTGAGAGATCAATTCGGAAATAGTTTTAATAGATATAGAGATAGATTTAATGAAGAAGCAGATCGTACGAATAGATTAAAAACAGATGAACTAAAATCTGATATTGATTTAGTAAATCCTGAATTAAAAAAGATTCAAGGGAAATATAGAGATGCAGCTTTTGATGCTATTTATAATTCAGGAAAAAGTAAATATGATAGAGAAAAATCTTTAATTGATGAACTAAATAGATACGGCGAGCAAAAACACGGGATAATTAATAGAGGTTTAACTTCCGAGAAAGCAAGATTTGAAGCTGAAAGAAATGAACCATATCAAAGACTTTATGATCTTGGTAGAATAGTAAACGGTTTAGGCGATTCAGATGCCGGTAGCATGGATCCAACTGTTGTTGATTTACAAGGAAAACAATTAATAAAAGCTCTTCAAGCTTACGGCATAGATACAGGTTTACCTATTGATCAGTGGTTAACAGCACCAAGAACAAATCTACCTGTATATCCGGGAAAATTAGCAGAACCTGTAAACGAGGAACTCGCTAAATCCTATGAACTAGCCGAAAATATAAGCCCATTCTATAAAGATAAAAATTATCTTGATCGGAAACTAACAAGAAAATCCATAATAGATAATATTAATCCAGCAAATAGTGTTGTTGAATCATTACCTGAGAATCTAAGACCTAAGTTTGCATCTCTTGATGATGAAGCAAAAAAGAAAATGGAAGCCGATTTAACAGCTTTAAACGCTAAATATATAAAACAGGGTATGTATGGCAGTAATTCCCATCTAAAATCTGTTAACAGTAGGATGCAGGATTTAATGTCGGCAACACAGGATTCAAGAGGTAAACTGATAAAAGAGGGTTTATTTAAGGATGTACTTAATAAGGAAATAGACAATGTTAATAATATTCAAAAATTAGGACAATATGATAAACTTGCAAATACTGAATTCGCAGGAATGCTTGATGATGTTAAGAGATCTAATTTGAAAGGTCTTGAGAAATGGAAAAATGAAAATCAACGTAATGAACAGTTATACAATGATTATCAAGCAGAAAAAACAGGTATGAACCCTAAATTACTGACTAATGCTAGAAATACAGGGTATGAAGGAGGTGTAAATAGTGGAATAGATACTTTATTTAATCATTTCAAAAATCAGGGAATTGATTTATCCACGATAAGTGATCTTAACAACAGATATTCTGAAATGGAAAAAGAAAGATTCTCTAATCTAGATAAAATAAAAAGTCTTGAGGATTATAAACTTCAAGCTGAAGAATTAACTAAAAAGAATCTTGGAGAATATGAAACAGAAAAAGATAGAAGAATTGCTCTTGGTATTGAACGTGATGAATTAAATACAAAATTACAAAACGAAATAGCAGCTAGAATTAATCTGGAAACGGATCTAAAAAAACGTGCTGAACTTGAGAATCAACAAAGAGAACTTAGGGAAAAGGAAGAAAACGCTAACCGTTTAAGATTGGAACAAACACAAAGACAAGAAGAAGCAAGACGTAGAGAAGAACAGAGAATTGCCGAAGAAAATAGGCAAGCTGAAATCAGAAGACAGGAGAATATAAGAAGGCAGGAAGAAGCTGATCGTCAAGCAGAAATACTTCGTATAGCTGAAGTTAATAGACAGAATCAGATTAAAGCGGATAATAAGAAAAAAGCTTTAGAAAAATTACCTATATATACAACACAATTAAAACGTCAACAAGATGAATTAGCTAAAGTTAAAGTTAGATATGATTTGATGCGTCATCTTGGATTAGATTATAAAAATTATGATAGAGATAAAAACAGGATAGCTGTTCTAGAACCAAGAATAGCAGGTATATTAAAAAATATTAGTTACTGGAATCAATATAAATAGATTACTTTAATCCTTCCTTATAAATATAATACCTTATTTTAAACTTATATAGCTCATCTAACCATTCTTTAGTATATCTGGATTTAGGTGAGCATATAATGGTTAATTCAGATATTAAATTTTCTAAATTATTGATCTTTTCTTTATTTTCTATTTCATTTTGTTTGTATACTAAAATATATTTTTTTAAATCATCAATAAGAATATTTGTTTTAATACATACAGGATTAAAAGCGGTTTTTAATTCCTTATTTGCATTTACAGGTATTGAAGGAAAGTCAGGTAGAGAAATAGAATAGACTGTGGTATTAATTTTTGTCTGACAACCTGTCAATAGCATCATTAATAGTATCAGAAGGCTTAATCTTTCCGCTAGCATTGATATCTTTTGCTTGAATATTAATTATTGTATCTTTTTCGTTATTATTCGTTATTAACTGTTCTTTTTCAAGTTTTAAGGTTTTATTTCGATTAAATAAATATAAAGCAAAGAAACCAACTATACCCAGTAATATTTCTTTTAAATAAGTAAAAAAGAACATCCTAGATTTCCTCTAACTCATTATCTCCGCTAAGTACAATACTCTCTAAAACTTTACTTTCATTGTTGCTTGGATATATGGATTCTAATGTATTACCTTTCTCAAGAATTTTAGTTACAAAACCTTGTTTTATTGAAGGTTCTATTTTAGATTCAATTTTAAAGGAACTATTGATATCTTCAAAACTTATCTGATTTATCTTAAATATCTCTATTTCATTAACCAGTTTTAATTTATCTGTTTTTAGATCATTTTTATCGGATTTCAATTCCTTGATATTTTCTTCCAATAATTTAATAGTATTCTCAAGACCTCCAACTAAACTTGTTCTATTTTCAATTTCCTTATCTTTAAATAATAACGTAGATTCAAGTTTAGCGTTAATACCACTTAAATTAGATATAATATCTTTTAAACGTTTGTTCTCATCTTCTTGAATTTTTGAATTAGATGTAAGATTATTTATTGTTGAATCTCTATTTTCTATCTGTTTTTCTAAAATATCTTTTTGATTTATTATAGAATTATGTTTATCAGAAATAATTTGATCTTTTAATTTTATTTCTGTTTGAAGTAAATTAATAGAATTATCTTTTTGTATAATTATTGATTCTTTTGACTTTATATTAGATTCAAGATTACTTATTGTTTGATCTTTAATTTTTTTATCTGATTCAAGATTGGAGATAATTAGTACCTTATCTGAAATAGTTTTATCTTTCGAGCTTATTTCTATTTGTAGAGAATTAATGTTATTATCTTTTTGTATAATAGCAGAATTTTTAATTTTAATATCAGACTCTAAATTAGATATTACAGTAATCTTATCTGAAATATTCTTATCTTTTAATTTTATATCGTTTTCTTGTTTTGATATAACCTGATCTTTTAATTTATTATCAGATTCAAGATTGGAAATATAACTTTTTAATGAATTGCTATCTTTTTTTAAATTTTCAATATAGGCATTAAGATTAGTTTGCTCGGATTTTAATGTTGAGATAGTATCAATTAAACTATTATATTCAATTTCAAGCTGAGAAAGATTTTTTATGGTTGTTCTACCATCAGGCAACTTTATAGTTTGAACGGTTCTTTTCATAAAGCAAACCTTAAACCAAGTGTTATATTGTGGATTTCATATGTACGATTACCTACATTTTGTATTCCACCTATAGTTTTTCTTTTTATATTACCAAAATTAAAATAATTGTAAGCTACTTCACCTGTAACTTTATCACTTAATTTTACATCCGTGCCAACAGATAGTTTATATGCAAACTGATTTCTTTTCTTAGATATTTTATTAATATCATTTGTCGTATTATCTAATTTTAAAGTATATACACCGCCGGCAGATTCTTTTAAATGTGCTATACCAATACCACCTCCAATAAAAGGTGTGAATTTACTGATTGTAGTAATATCTTTGTAAATATTAAACATTAAGCCATCAGCTTTTGTCTTACCTGATATTTTAAATGTATCTTTAATAGAATTAGTGGATATTTCAGATGTTCTAAACAGAAAATAATAGTCAATAATACTCTCAACTCTAATACCATTATCAAATTTATAACCAATACCAGCTTCAATTAATGGGAAACTATCTGATAATTTAATTTTTCCTTCAAAATCATGATTACTGAATTTTGAAGTTTTAATACTATTTAATCCAACACCGCCTTTTAAGTAAAAATTATTAGCAAAAGATATAGCAGGTATAAGCAACATTAAAGATAATAATATTTTAAACATTCTATTCCTCTAAAAATCTTCTTACAGTCGCACATTCAATCATTCTTTCTTGTGATTGATCTATATATTGTAATAATGCAGCTATTCTTTCTTCAGGAGTACCGGCAACTAAAGTTGATAATGGTGTATCATCTGTAGAAGTATTTACTTCAGATAACACTTCTTCTTTATTATCAATAGATAAATTAATTTCTTCTGTATTTTGATCTTTCATAAAACCTCTTAATTTTTTTTATTATGAATATAAATTTAATTCTGCTTGTCTTCTATTATAAAGTCCTTTAGAAAATTTACCATTAATATTAACTACCCCTTTTTCTTTACTGAAAAACTCATTAGCGGCTTCACTAAAATAACCTTGATTCAAAAGAGATAAACCTTTACTTTTCTTGAAATTATCAATACCCCAATTAAAAATAAGAGAGACAAGAGCATCAAATTGACCTTGAGATAGTTGAATAGTAACTACATTATTTAAACTGTTTTCCGCTTTTTCTATATCTGATTTAAGTAATTTTTCTGCTAATGTCATTGATATAGGAGCAACAAATTTATCGGACGATTTTCTTACATGTCCATACCCTATTGTTGTTTTTTTTCCTTCGCAAAAATACCATGTATCTGAGAATCCTTCGTATTTTTTTATTAGAGCTAAACCTCTATTTGATATGTGCATTATGTTATATCTATATTTTTATTAATTGTTATTTTAATTAAAAATTCTAATGTCTGTTCCCATAAATTATCATTACCAAATATCCAATGGGAAAATATTCCGCCGGCAATAAAGAACCCTACTATAAAACCTATAATAAATTCTTTAGTACAAACAAGTTCGATAATAATTGATTTTAACTTATCTATGACTTCAAACATCCTGTAATTTTAATACCTTAAATAATTCTTCTTGAGTTAAATCCTTGTTACCTATAACCTGCATAACTCTTTCATCTTTACAATTCTTACCGACTAGATGATATATTATAACAGGTTTATCCTGTCCTTGTCTATGAAGTCTTGCATTGAATTGAATGTAGCTATCCAGTCTAAATGTAAGTCCAAACCAGATTATTATTCTTCCCCCTTTTTGAATATTAAGCCCTCTTCCACTATTACATTGACATAACATCATTTTAATTTTACCATTATTCCATAAAGGCTCTAACTCATTAACAGTTTTAGCTGTCATAGATACTGCATAAGGGAATCTTTCTTTTATACGATCTTCGTCTGATTTGAAATTATACGCTATTAAAAAATTCTCATCTATATGCTGTTTCATTATTTCCTCTAGCATATCAAGTTTATTGTTATGGATAATAATTACGTTTCTATACTGATCATAAATAGCTCCGTTACAATACTGGATAAGCTTACCACATAATACCCCAGCATTAACCGCTGTTATTTCAGTATCCTGTATTTGCAAATAAAATTCTTTTTCAAATTCCTTATACTGATTATAATTATCTATTGTAACAGGCGTTGTAATCATCATTTTATCTGGTAATTGTAGATAATCCTTACTATCCATGAACAACCAGTTCTTTTTTAGTTTACTCATAATTAGTTTAGGATAAATACATTCATACCCTTGTCCGTTTCTTTTCTCTCTAAAATAATGATTCCTAAATCCGGTAATAGTATCACCAAACATTTTTCCCTTATCTATCAAATACTGTTGAGACCAGAAATCTGTTAACCCACTAGGAGCGGGAGTACCGCTTAATAATACAATATATTTTGATTCAAATTCTTTAAGAGCTTTAAACCGATATGAAGCATGACCCTTGAATTCATGACTTTCATCAACAGCAATCATACCATATTTGTAGAATCCTTGAGTATACATCCATTCAACATTTTCCTGATTTATAACGTAAATATCTGCATCTGAATTTAAACTTGCAAGTCTTGTTTTCTCATCTCCACAACAGATTGAAACTCTGAAATTAAATGTATGTTCCCATTTACCGACTTCATTAACCCATACATTTTTTGCAATAGTTAAAGGGGCAATAACAAGCAGTTTTTTTACTTTCTTACCAATTATTTCTGAGAATGCCGTAAGAGTACAAACAGTTTTACCAAGTCCTGGTTTTAATCCAAGACCGCATCTTTTTTTTGTTAATATATATTGAATTGCCTTATTCTGATATTCTTCTAAATCATTCCTATTAAGTAGCTGTTGGTTCATATAAAGGATCGTAAATAGAAGTACATTTTATTTTATTAATATTACTATTTAAAATATCCATACCTCTTTGAATATTATTAACCAGATAAATTGATATGCCGCGATGAATAAGTTTACTAAATACCATTCTTTGTAGAGAAGTAACCTTACCTGATAGACTTTTGAACTCAATGAAAAATATCTGACCGGTTTTATTGATAAAAATTCTATCAGGTACACCTCTATTAGAAGGTGAAGTAAATTTATAAGTTACAAAACCGAGTTCTACAGCTTTCTTAGTTATAGTAGATTCTATATATCTCTCGGTTAATACTCTGTTTTTCTTCATGATAATTAGAAAATATCTTCATCATCCTGTATTTTATTGAACTCATCACTAGCATCAATAGTATCTATTTTACCTCCAAGCATCTCACCGTCTCTAGCAAATAGAATATGTTGAAGTCTTTTAGTTACCCCTTTTGGAACTTTTTTGAAGTCATAAGAATCAAGAGTAAACAGAATATGAGCAAAACAACCTGGATAAAATGGATTCTCATCAACTCCAATATCAAGTAATTGACCTTTAACTAAACTTAATTTTGGTTGAACTTTATTTTTTAACGTAAGAACATATTGTCCTTCAAGATATTTGTTATTAGCTTTTTTTTCTTTTCCTTTATCTGTTGAATCGTCAATTGATTTATATACTTCATCACCGTCTTTAAATAATTCGTATATATGTTTTTTTACTTTAATACGTTTTAGAATATCATCAGCTATATCATTTATTTTTCTGTAATAATCCATATGTTTTGGATTATTCTTTGATAAGAGAACATCTACTTTGAATCTTCTCTGTTCTTCTGTTTCTATATACTCACTAATAGGCTCTTTATCAAACAAATAAGGCCATGCAATACGTACGTTTTCGAGTAATATTTTTTCAGTGATTTTTGTAGTCATAGTTAATACCTTTTAATATAATTTAATTTATTTTAAATATTTTTAATCTGTTAATAATGCTTCAATTGAATAATCCTGTTTTACTATTTTTTTATCTGTTACCTCCTTTGTAGTTAACTTAATAATATCTTCCTTAGAAAGCAATTTTTCCGCTTTTGTAATAGTTATAAGTTTTTTTGTTGTCTCATAAGCAGAATCACCTAGAATATCAACCAATTGTTTTTCTGCTCCATTCATCCATTTACGATTAGAGTATTTATCTTGTAGTTCATATCCTTCAAAACTACCACCTAATATTCTATCCTTAATATATTCTTCTATAGTATTAAGATACATGATTATTACATCTTTTTTATCATAAATGTTACTTATTTCTTCGTCTGATAATAATCTTATACGAGCTAAAAGTGTATCCTTATCGGAAACATTATCTATATTTGGAACGGTACTTGCTAAACTACTGCAAGTAGGTTTTGCCTTACAAAACTG